AATGCATGTTTTGCTTTAGTAGATGTAATGAAAGGTTCTAAAATCCCTATTCGTACTATCGGTATGGGAATGATTGCTTCTTGCGGATTGGTGATGTTTATTTCAGGAACTAAAGGAAGACGAATCCTTACACCAAATACGTCTATACTTTCTCATCAATATTCTTGGGGTAGTTTTGGAAAAGAGCACGAATTATTTGCCCAGATAAAAGAATACGACCTAACCACAGAAAGAATGATTGCTCACTATAAAAAATGTACCGGATTATCGGAAAAGGAAATTCGGGAATATCTTCTTCCGGCATCCGATGTATGGCTTTCCGCAAGGGAAGCAAAAAAACTAGGATTGTGTGATGAAATAAAAGGAACATATTAGAAACATTTATTATGAAAGATTCCACAAAGATGTTAGAGGATGATCCATATTTGGATTCCTACCAAGATGGGCCATGGCCCCATAAAAACATGGTACATGAAGATGAAAACGTAATAGTATTTAAAGACGGATATCCTGTAACTGAAGGACACTTATTGTTTGTTCCAAAGAAAAAACTACGAAGAGAAGATATTACAATTTGTTTTGAATATGCATACAAATGGGGTATAGAAGGTATAATGGATTACAAATGGACAGCATTTAACATAGGTATCAACAATGGAGTAGAAGCAGGACAATCAGTAATGTGGCCCCACGTACATATGATTCCCAGAAGAAAAGGTGATACACCAAATCCAAGAGGCGGTGTCAGGCATGTGATTCCATGTAAAGGAAATTATAAAGAAGATAATATATGAGATATGCTTTTGATATAGATGGTACCATTTGTACTAATCGTGAAGAAGTTAGAAAAGAAAAAAAAGATGATACTTTAACATATCTAGATATGGAACCATATTCGGAACGAATTCAAATAGTAAACGATCTCTATGATCAAGGACATGAGATTATATATTGGACAGGTAGAGGTGGAGAGTCATTTAAAGATGATCCACAATATTGGTATAATGATACAGAAAAACAATTACAGGAATGGGGCGCCAAGTTTCATTCACTTATTGTAGGTGGTAAACCGTGGTTTGATATGTATATTTGTGATAAATCTTATAATTCAGAAGATTGGTTTCCCAGCGGAGGAACAAGGTAAAATTGTAGATTACTAAATGTATAAATATACCTATAAACAACCAGATTATAACTGACAAATATTTAACGGAGTGTAACAATGTCGGAAGTAGAAGGAACAGAAGAATTAAATGATGAAAATACAGTGGTAGCTCCCGCGGAAGAATTGGTAGAGTTGATCCTTACCGGAGAGTTACACGCGGCTAATCAGAAGTTTAATTCGATTATTGAAGATAAAGTAGTCGAATCTATTGAAGAAGAAAAACATAAAATTTCTCAAACATTATTTGCTGAAGATGAGGAAGAAGCCGATGAAGGAAAAATCCCACCTCAGTTTCTAAAAGGAAAAGATAAAGATGATGACGACGATTCAGATGACGATGACGATGATGATTCGGATGATGATGATTCGGATTCAGATGATTCAGATGACGATGATGATGACGATGATGATGACAAACCCAAAAAAGGAAAAGTCCCACCTCAATTTGCAAAAAAAACTGAAGAAGGGATCACCGGTGACCCAGAAGCGAATGAAAAAGCGATAGCTCATAACCGCGCTATGGCAAAGAAGTATGGCCAAGTTCGACAGGGTATTCCTCCTGAAAAAGACAAAGATAAAAAAGAAGAAGTAGAACCTGTTGATGAACTTTCAAACAAAACTTATAGAGATGCACAAAACAAAGCGGGTGAAATGGCGCTTGCTGGATCCAAAAAGGCAGCAGAACAGGGAGCCAAATTCAAAAGAGCACAACAACAAGATAGAACCGCTGACGGTAAACCGATATCGGTTTCAGATAGAACCACTCACGGAGTCCGGAAACTTTCTGTTGGAGACAAAGTGAAGAAGGCAGCAACAAAAGGAGCGGAAAAGTTAGGGCTTAAAAAACGCCCGGAGAGAGCCACAGGAAACCCATACGGGCCAGAGAAAATGAGTAGGCCAGGTGATCACCGCTACGGAAAAGCCCCAGGGGGGAGCCTTAGCGGGGGATACGCTGACCATTTTGATCCTGAACAATCTTTCGATCCAGGTGAAGCAAGTGCAAATGTAGAACTTCCTAAAGATTCTTTTGTACAACAGGTGGCAGACAATTTAGCAGGAAAACGAAGATGAAAACTTATAAAGAGTTTACAGAATTCTTCACTCCTACGCTTCCTCGTCTGTCCAAAAGCGAACAAGAACGAAAGAAGAAAGGAATACCAAAAGACAAGCAGGGAAAAGGTTTTCAGCTTGATACATCGGATGACGATGATGATGATAACAAACGCAAAAGTGGAATCATGTTCAACCAACTGAAGGTTCCAGTTGAAGAAATTGATTATGCTGCAGCAGAAAAAAGATACGACGATGAGGCAAGTGAGAGAGGGAAAAAAGCTGTATCTAGAGAATTTGCCGCTCGTAAAGCTGCCTGGCATGCAAACAAAAAGAAGGAAAGTGAAAAGCCGAAGAAAGAACCCGGCCTATTGTCAAAAATTGGAACGGGTATAAAGAACGTCGCAAAGAAAGTTGTAGGTGAGGACGCAAAACCTATTGATGAACTTTCTGCAGAGCTCCTTGATCGTGCAGCGAAAAAGTCTGCTTCATATTATCAGCCGCAAGGTGACCCAGACTCTGCCGCTCAACGCAGACAAACCAAAAGACTAAAGAGTGCGGCAGGTGAGAAGAGCAGAGGGGAAAAATCAGTAGGGCAGGATATGCACAGTGGTGAGAACAGGAGAAAAAGAGACATCAAAAAATTCGGTGCAGGTACTGAGTTTTCTCCTTCAAAAGACGAAGGCGTAGGAGTTGGTTTAGGTTCAGATGGATTGAGTTCCGGAAAACTTGGTGGGATTGCGAACTAATTAATATTATTTGATATGAATATTTGGGTAGAATATTTTAGATATGATAATGTTCAAGTGAAAGACAGACGAAGAAATCTTGAAGAAGGTTTAGTCTGTACGGATTTTGCTGTAGATAAAATTCAAAGAAGATTTTTTAATACACATAAAGAAGCCCAAAATTTCTGTACTAGTTTACAAGAACAGGGTTATCATACTCGTATAAAACAAGATGGTAAATATTGAAATAGAATTAAACAATGAATATTGAATTAAATAATGTTCTAGTGAGACATCAATCAGTTCCCGAATGTGATTGGTGTGATAAATCAAAAGACTTATTAGATCAAAAAGGTATTAAATATACAATTATAGATAGTGATAAAAAGTTTTTTTGGAATTTAATGCAAGTCACTCATAGTAAAAAAGTTCCCCAGATAATTTTAAATGGAGAATTTGTCGGTGATTATAATGATCTGGTAGAACATTTTAACGGAACGTGATTTCAATTATATGTGGGCTCTTTAAAGGAACCGGAAGGGGTTTACCTCATTCGGTAGACATTTATTCTCCAGAGTGGGTAGATAAATTATATCGGGGGTTAAAAAGGAATATCACAATTGATTGGGAATTGTTTTGTTTAGTTGACGAAGATTATAATTTTAAAGAACCAGTAAAACCAATTCCTTTCCTAGATCCAACTGTTCCAGGTTGGTCTCTCCTAGCAGAATTATATAGACCAGATATTACAACAAATCGTAGAATGACTATTGGTCTAGATACGATTATTTGTTCTAATATAGATGATATTCTTTCTTTTCCTTTAAATATTGGACTTGTATCTGATCCAATGTCTGGAGAAGGAATAATAAAGAAAGATGAAGTGTGTAATGCTATTAGTATTGTTAGTGATAAAAATGCAGCTTATATATGGAATATTTGGACAAACCAAAAAGAATGGGTTATAAAAGAATGTACTTTGCCTCCATGGAATACACCATCAGAATTAGCAATGATGAGAAGATTATTTAATGCTGACGGAAAAGTCCCTAGAATAGATATCGGATATCCTGATAGAATTCATAGTTATAAAATGCATATAATGAAAGACCCAATACTTTTGAAAACTACAAGTATCGTATATTTTCATGGTATACCTAAAACACATCAACTTCATAATAAAAGTTTTAATATAGAATTATTAAAAAATTGGGTATGACGTTTAATCCTGTTTTAATGCAAATGCAGCCAAGAGAATTGGCTATTCCAATAGAAACTAATCGTGCCAATATAAGTATCCCGAAAGTGTGGTTCAGGGCGTTTACAGAACCACAGGTATGTGAACAAATGAATAAGTTTGTAAGAGAAACAAATTATTCACATTATTTGGTAAATTCAGACGACGCTATTCTTTATAAAAGAGCTGTTGATACGGTATTACAAAATGCCCCTAAGTGTGATATTTTTACCGCATGGGTGAATATGCATATGAATGGTGAGGAGATGAGTACAATCTCTAATGTGGCTACAAGTAGATTACCGATCATCGATCAAACGCGATGGCCTGAGAGAGAAGATTTTCCCAAATATCTTACAATAGATGAAGTATTAAGTACATCAAATAATTTTGAAGTAAGCATTGTATGTTTTTGTATAAGTAGTTTTAAGAGAAATATTTTATTAGAGTATCCTTTACAAACGTATAGTAATACAAATGCTTCAGATCATCACATTTCTTATAGAATTCAAAGAGATGGGAAATATAAAATATGGACACATCGAGATGCCTTTTGTAGACATCTTCGACAAGGTTGGTCACCTTTAAAACATAAATGGTTAGTTGGAAATGAAACGCCCAGTATCATATATGAACTTGAACCGAAACAATATTTAACAGAAGGTAAAGAACAAAAATATCTTTATGAACCTTTATTTGTAAAAGGAATGAAATGAGTTTAAATGGATTTGAACACCAGTGGCATGAGGACGGCGAGGGAAATCTAATACATGAATCAGCAGTAGTAAATTGGGAAAAAGTTTCTATGGGTTCTGGTAATGAAATTGGACCGGGAGTTTGTATTGGTACAAATGCACAACATCGAAAAGAAGATTCTGTTGGTGAAATTATTATAGGTGATAATAATATTATTAGAGAATATGCAACAATACATTTACCTACTAGATGGTCTGAAAAAACTATTATAGGAAATAATTGTTATTTTATGGTTCTTTCTCATATCGCCCATGATTGTGTTATAGAAGATGATGTTATAATGACCAATAACGTAGTGTTAGGTGGCCATGTTTATATAATGAAAGGATGTCAATTAGGTTTCGGAACTATTATTCATCAATATCAAACCCTAGGTTCTTATTGTATGTTCGGAATGGGAACAATTATAACGAGTAAAGAAACTGTCGTGCCAGGTGGATTATGGTATGGTAATCCAGGAAAATTTTCTAAAACGAATGTAATAGGTTTAAACAGACATAAAGTTGATGATATTATATTAAATAAAGAATATCAAAGATACAGATCTATTAAAGATAAAAGATCTAAATATAGATATGAATGATATGGATATGAATGAAGCTTTTATTTCTATTGTAGATGGCAAATTGTGTGTGGATAGGACTGTGTTCGAATTACATGAACTCAGGGAAGTGAAACAATATTTTCAAGAAAATGGATATAAATCATCTCAATTTTGGCCACAAGGTGATGAAGATGTAGATAGTCTTAATTCTATAATTGAAAAAATGGCAGAGCTGTCTCCTGAATGTCAGGGTGATGATGTAAAAAGTTATTATTTGAATTAATATAAAATGATATGGAAATATTTCTCAATGGTCCAGGCGGCACAGTATCAACCTGGGAATTGACTGAAGCGGCTTATAATTATTGGAAAGATAAACCCAGAAAATTATTATTTGATTTTTCTTGGAACATACCCGACCTTAGAAGTGATAATGTTTTTGATGAAGAACATCCACCTAGAAATAAACTAGGTATACCCGACCAAGCATATTTTTTTAAACCTTTCGATGTAATATGGCGAAATGAAGAAAGATGGATAAGAAGCGATCCTTTTAAAGGAAAAGGTTGGTGCATAGATGTTTGCGAGTACGATAAATCAACGATTTATGTTGAAGAAGATAATGTAGTAACCCAATATCATCCAGATGAATTTCCTACTATAAGATTTGAGAAAATATATAAACCACCATCTGAATTATTCTATTCAGCAGTTTCTACAGAAATAGGTAATTGGCAACATAAGGTGTATAATAAATCTGTACCGTTGCGCAAATTTAGATTACATATAATACATATTAATGATAAGAAATGGATCTTTGATCTCGCTCCATCTCAAAAAGAAAATTGGGATATGTATAGGTGGACCAGAACTGATTGGTCTTATAGGCTCCATGTTAGAAATAAACCATTTGTTGATGGTATGAGTTTATTTACTGGTATTGATTTATCATATGATATGAATACCGGAAACCACGAACAAGATAGCTCACACTTTAAAGTTCATGATACACGTATTCGGTGATTCATATTGTGATCCTTGTAGCGGTCAACTAGATCAAAGTAAAAGATGGTATAATAATCTCGGGGAACCAACTTTTATTTACGGATTAGCTGGATCAAGTATAGATTGGTCTTTAGATAATTTTATTAATGGGCACGTGGAAAGATCTGGCAAAATAATTTTTATAGAATCCATACCACGTCGATTTCATTTTGAATTTTTAAAAACCCCAAAACACGATGCTGCTGTAATGTGGGGTCATGATTGGGAAAATAATAAATGGCTTTCTGAACCCGGCATGAAATATGTTCATAAACATAAACAATTTGTTAAACACTTTCATAACAACTATAAAGATTATCATAAGGCAACAAAAGCAAGATGTGTTCTGAAAGCATTGTCCGATCAATATGAAAAAGTATTATATTTTTCCACATCACGTAATCGTAATAATTATAATGTTCTTGAAATACAAGCAATTGATAAATTCGAAATAGCCGATATAATATTGATGGATGTTTCCAGAGGGGAAATTAATAGTGATTATGATCCCGAATTTAGAGACCAGAGATCAAATCATTTTTGCGAATCTAATCATGAAATATTATCAATATATATAAAGAGGAAGTTTAATAATGAGAGTGTTGAAGATATAATTTTTGAAAAGAATTTAATATGATCTATTGGGGATTAACTTGTGGCTCACATGATGGCGCTATAGCAGTATTTGAAAATAGCGAACTATTATTTGCAACCGATGCAGAAAGATTTTCTAGAAAAAAGAACGATCCGGCAATCCCTGAAAATCTTTTCAATTATGTTTTAGAAGAATATGGGCAACCAGCCAAAGTTTATTTTTATGAAAATCCATTTGTAAAAATGTCGCGACGTTGGTATGCCGGTCAAAAACCATTTTATAAACCACCCGAGTTTCCTTATAATTATAAACTGAAATATACTTCACATCATTTATCACATGCAGCATATGGTTATTATACTTCTCCTTTTGATAATACTATGGTTTTGGTTATTGATGCAATTGGAGAGTGGGAGACATTAACCGTATGGAAAGCCAAAGGTAAAAAGTTAAAGAAGTTATGGAATTGGAAATATCCTAAATCTTTAGGTTTAATGTATTCAGCATTAACTCAATATGCTGGATGGAAACCTAATGAAGAAGAATATATTATGATGGGAGCCGCGGCTCGACAGACATATCCATATGAACCAGTTTATAGAAGAATATTTGAACTTTGGAATAATGGAGCGTCCTGGCATAGAGGTTTACTTAAATTAAAAGAATGGACAAGAAAACCTGAAGTTCATCCTGAAGATGTTCCTACTGCTGCTCAAGCAGTATATGAAGATATTTTTAGAGACATAATAAAAAGAGTTAGTATTCATAAATTAAATGAAACAGGTAATATAGTTTTTGTGGGAGGATGTGCTTTAAATGTTAGTGCCAATAGATTTTTATCAGATTATTTTTCTCGTATCCATATTCCATCTAATCCAGGTGACTCTGGTTCTGCTGTGGGATGCATTCTTGCAAGAACAAGAAACCACATTGATCCTTCTCCTTATCTTGGTTATGATATTCAAGGACCGTTTCCGTTCCAAGAAATAATAGATGAATTAATGGTTAAAAGAGTGGTTGGAGTTGCCAATGGTAGATGTGAATTTGGGCCGAGAGCTTTAGGTAATAGAACTTTATTTGGGGATCCAAGAGATCCTAGAATTAAAGATAAAATTAATGAAATAAAAGGGAGAGAACCTTTTAGACCTTTTGCGCCAATGATATTAGAAGAAGATGTTTCAAAATATTTTAATGGAGGATTTTTTTCGCCGTATATGAGTTGTGCTCTTCAAGCAACAGAAGAATTTAAAATTAAATATCCGGGAGTTGTTCATTTAGATGGAACTTCTAGATTACAAGTAGTTAAGCACGAGCCTCATAAAACGTTATTACAAATTTGGAAAGATATTACAAAATGTCCAGTGTTATTAAATACGTCTTTAAATATTAAGGGAGAACCAATTGTCAATACCAAAGAAGATGCCAAAGCCTTCATTAAGAAAACGGGTGTCAACGTATATTCTTAAACATTATTTGAGAATTAAATATAAATTTGTTAAAGAAAAAGAAGATTTAGATCCATTTATATATGATTGATTTACCGCATGTAATGATAGCACCGAAGAATAAGTTAACTGATTCTCCAATAGAAAACTTAAAAATCTTTGATGATAAAAGTTATGGATTTGATTATCAAGAACATTTAATCCGAAAAGTTTTTAATGAAGAGGGGCCCGATATATATCTTTTTTTAATATATGAAGATTATCAAAAGAGTGCTGGCTTTGATCGAACAAAAATATTTCCAAATGATTCAGCAGAAGGATATAAAACAGAAACAACATGTTCTACAGATAATCTTAATGAGAAAATGAAAAAAAAATATGGGAAAGGATCCGTTTTTAAAAATTGTCATTGGACTCCTTTTTTACAATTTTATATTGATAATCAATTTTGGAAAATAGAATATGAAAAATATTTAAAGACCTTGGAATATTATAAAAAAGTATTTTATAGTTTTAGTTATTGTCATTTAGAAGATTATGAAAATTGGAATAATTGGTTGTAGTCATAGTTCCGGATTAGCTGAAGGAGGACTTTTAAAAAAGTCCGGTGGTTTTAACGCTTGGAGAGGTTGGCCGAGAGAATTGGCTAAAGCATATCCTCAGCACGAAGTTCATTTATTTGCTTCTCCTGGAGGAGGTCAAAATAATATGGAGTCAGCTTTAAGAACATGTCTTATTGAAAACTTTGATGTTGTGCTTCTCCAATTTACAACGCAGCGACAATTATATCCAACACAATTGGATAGAGTTTCAAAAAAGTCTGATGGAACACTTGATTCCTGGTATAATACTCAGCGAAGAGATAATTTTATTTTACAACAACAAAAAATAAGATCTCTTTCCATAAAGAATTATGTAGTTGAACGCAAATGCGTTATGGTAGGTGGACATTGGGATGCTAGGAATCGAATAAAAGAATTAGATATAGAACTTAATGCATATGAATTGCCCCAAGTCTTATTAGATATATTCATCGATAATGAATATTTTAATGAAATGGCGGAGACTTTTTATAATTGTAATGAAATATATAAAAAATTATTTAAACATTTTTATTCTATGTTGTGGGTTCCAACTTTAAGTTATGGTCCTAGTAGTAGTGATCAATCTGTAGTAGAAATAAAAGATAAAGTTCCTCTTTTTATGTCCGAGTTTTTAACTGGAAAAAATCTTAGGGATAAAGTTGACTGGCCCAAAACAATATATGATTGGTTAGTAGAACATTGGACATCAACTCTTAATGTGACTTCCCTAGAAGCAAAAAGATTAGTGTATCATGAGTATAAAAAATATAAAGGGCATTTGGGAGAAGATGCTCAGCGAGAAGTTTTATTTGAATATATTTTAGGAAACAAAGAATTGAAGGAAGCTTTAGGAGAAAACAAATGGGAGTAAAAGATAATTTTATTTACGAAGAATGTATGAAAGAATTAGATGCAACGTTCAAAAAGAAAAAAACATCTTTTGGAAAGTACTTTGATGATCAACGTGACAAGATAATCAAGGATATGCAGAATAAGAATGCACAACAAAATATTGAATGGATGGAAAGGTATGAAAAAGAAAGACAGAAAACTTTATGATTCGTGGAAATATAAAAAAGGAGGATTTATGGAATTTAATAACCCAGTATTTCAGACCCTTTTAGGTTTGGTAATTTTTTACATTGGCTTAAAGATGTTCTCGGGTGGAATGAAATCAATGAGTCATTTAGAACATCTTGAATGGTTTTTAGGAAATCCTTATTATATGTTTTTCGGAGCAATTGGATGTACCCTTCTCTGGCAATCTAGTTCACTTTCTACTACTGCAATTATAGGATTAGTTGCATCTGGTGCCTTACCTTTACCATCTGCAATCGCAGCTGTACTTGGCGCAAATATAGGAACTACTGGAACTATTTGGTTGGCTGGAATAATGGTTTCTGATGGGATGCCCACAGGAATAACTAAACAGATTGCAATAATTCATACAGGAGTGAATACTCTTATGGCAATTGCACTTCTTCCACTTATTCAACCCATAGCGAAATTTATATCTAAGTTTTAAAATGATATAAATATATCTTTACTAATGGCTCTGGGGGTTGGACTCGAACCAACACATCTTTGATCTAGATTATATCGATCAAACCAAAGATAACACGCAAACAACGTGCCGCGTTTCCCTATTTCGCCACCCCAGAGTATCACGCATTATTAATCTTCAGGGCACTTATAAGTCTGGTAAGACCTATTCCACCACCATATCTTGGAAAAAATTTATGACTTAAGAATTCTTTCAATTCTTTTTCTACTCGTTCTTTACCGAATAATTTAAATAATAATTCAGCATATTCTCCATCGGAAATTGTATGAAACTGGTCTTCCATCTCTTTCGGATCAGCAGACCTTTCAGCGGAACCAATAGTTTCCATGCCCCCCATAATTACATCGCATTTGTTAGCAAGATCACCTTCTTTTTTCATATTCCAAAAGGGGGAAGTATGATAAGGAAATTGAGTTATAAATCCAACTCCGGATGGATGGGAATCAGATATCATTTGTTCGTGGTCATGATCTAATTCATCACAATCAAAATCCTCGCACCACATACCGTAGGTTTTTTCAGGAAATGAATTGTTATCTGGAATTATGAAACCTAAGTGCTTAATTAAATCTCTTTCCATATTAAGCAAGTCCTGAAAGTCGCCAGGTGCTTCAAATTCAAACATGGGAAATATAACTTCATGTCTACCTTCAACGGGGTTCTGCTCTTGTCTATAAGATGTTGAAACACAGAATACACCTCTTAAATCTGGATTATTTAATAGCTCATATTCTAACCACATTTGACCTGTTTGAGGCAAAGGCCATATGATGTCATTATAATTATATGTTGCGACAGTTGTGGGATCTTCGCAAGCGGCTAATATGGATAATCTGTTTTGGGTGTGTACTTCGAGAAAACCACGGGAATGAAAAAATTTACGAAGACTGGTAACGGCATTATCAAAATCTGTAGGCATAATTAAACTGGTCAAGTTGTTCCTTTCCAAAAAAATTCATTAAATATTCTCTCCAATTCTAATATTTATCAAAAAAGATTTTCAATGATTTTAATGAGATACAGGTAACCAGTTGATATTACAAGAAATCAAATATGTTGACATGTTGAGCTAGATATGTTATAATATATATAAAGAATAAAAAAATACCGGCGACAACCGCCGAAGCGAAGAGTTGGGTGGGATGGCGGCAAACACAAACACAAACGAGAGAGAAATTATGAAACCCCAGAAATATCAGATTTGGATGCGGACTTGGGATACCATGGAATATGTATCACCTCTATATCTTACCGCGACTAGCTTTGAAGATGCGTACAGTAAAATGAGTATTTTCAGAGATCAGTATCAGGTCAAAAGTTGCCTTCCGGAGAGCGAACATATTACAGACAATGGAGTAGTTAGAGCACTTACCAAAATGGAGAAAGCATGGATGAATTATTAGAACAAAAAAGCATTTTAGCAAAACTCATGGCAACAGAAAATATTACTGTTCGCCACGCTAAAGTTCCAACCGCCGGATTCGATCCGAAAGGCAGAACATTAATTTTACCGATTCTCAAAGAGATGGAAGGTGAGGTTTATGACTTATTTGTTTGTCATGAAGTCGGACACGCTTTAAATACTCCAGCTCATGGTTGGCACAAGGTTATTGAAACAAAAGGACCGAATTATAAGGGCTTTTTGAACGTTGTGGAAGATGCCAGGATCGAAAAATTAATCAAAAGAAAGTTCGCAGGTGCCGGAAAGGCGATGAGCAAGGGATATAAAATCTTAGTGCATGATAGAGATTTTTTCGGCCTCAAGCAATATAATATTGATATCAATTCTGGTTCATTAATTGATAAACTTAATATTCATTTTAAGGGTGGACCTTTAGAGAATGTTCAATTCACCGAAGCAGAGAAACCATTTGTTGATAAGATGGCAGAACTTGAGACTTGGGGAGATGTTGAACAACTGACCGAGGAACTTTGGGATTATGCTAAAGAAAACGAACAAGAACAGCAAACTTGTCAGGATGATTCTTTTATGGATCAATATTATCAAGAAGATGAAGAGGAAGAAGAAGATAGTGATGAGGAAAATGATTTTGATTATGATTTTAATGAAACAGATATTCAGGATCAGTCTAAAGAGGAAACAGAAAAAGATGATTGTGACAAGCCGGCAGATAAATGCGATAATGAAGGAACTGATGGAGATCAAGAAGAAGATCAAAAAGAAGAAGATAATGGAGATCAAGAATCTTCTCAGTCTGAAGCAGATGAAGAAAAAGAGGAAGAAGGAAAAAAGCTGGGAGGAGAGAGAGTAGGAGGATATGATAAGTGGTATGAAGATGATCCATGGAAATGGAAACATGAACCGAAATCCTTAACCGATCAGAATTTTCGTGAACATGAGGAAGAACTAGTTCATGAAGATGCACTAGAGTTGAAATATTATAATTCACCAACAATTGATTTAAAAAGTGAAAATTTAATTATTAGTTATAAAGAACTTTTAAAAAGAACTCAGGAAGCACTAGATGAACGCAGGGATTATTTGATAGGGGCAAATAAGGGAGAGAGTGAGTGGGAAAGGGAATATTCATTAGCATTTGGATATGCGCGCGAATATTTGAAATATATCGACAAGGAAAATAAACCAGTTGTTAATTATCTTGTTAAAGAATTTGAAATGAAAAAGAAAGCAGCTGAATATAAAAGGTCGATGACCGCAAACACAGGTACTATATCTCTTTCAGATATTCATAAGTACAAATATTGTGATAATATTTTTAAGAAAATCACGATTGTTCCTGAAGGTAAGAGTCACGGACTTTATTTTTTAATGGATTGGTCAGGATCTATGAGTGATAAAATGATTCCAACTTTGAATCAATTATTTCAATTAATAGATTTCTGCAGGAAATGTAATATCGCTCATGAGGCATATGCTTTTGTTGATTATAGTTTTGATGAAGAAGGAAAAGAAAAAGAAAAATTTGGGACCCCTTATAAAGAACGATTAGGCGATATGGCAATGGGAGATAAATCTACTCAATTAATGGAAATATTTTCTAATAAAATGACCAGTAAAGAATTTAAGAATCAACGTGAAAATCTTCTTTTATCTATACTTCGATGCGATAGAGATTTTATGGGCGCGTACTGGTTAGAAGAAAGAAGAGAGAAAATAATTAATAGAAATGCATTTACTGGTCGAAATACCAAACTTCCGAAAGATACAATCCCTTCTATAATTTATGACAGTTGGGGTGCGGAAAATAAATGTCGATCATCTTGGGAATGGAATTCAATAGGTCGTCATATTAAATGGCCGCTGCATCGTCTTTGCGGAACTCCTTTGAATGATGCAATCATGATAAGTTCAGCAAATGTTAAAAGATTCCAAAGAGAAAATAATCTTGATATTGTTAACACAATTATTCTTTCAGACGGAGAATCTAATTCATCTCATAAATCTTTCGTGACAAGAGAAGACAGTGGAGATGAACTTTTTATAGAACGAATCGATACTCGAGATTCTCACATCAGGTTGGTAGATAAAGAAACAAAAAAAGTTTTCGATTGGACCGCCTGTCATGGATTTCGCCAAACAGAAAATTTTATAAATTATTTTAAATATAAGACGGGTTCAAACGTTTTAGGATTTTTCCTTACAACTTCCTCCGATGATGCAGGTCGCATGGTCGGATGGAGCAAATGGCAAGATGTAAAAGCCGGATACAATCGAAACGGATACATGATTGTAGATGATAAGGGATATGATGAACTTTATGTAATCAAACAACATACCTCCGTTATGATGGAGGATGAAATAAATATTGATTCTAATAAAGTTAATTCAACTGCTTCTTTGACTAAGGCATTCAAAAAATTTCAGAAAGGAAAATTAGAAAAAAGGATAATGCTTCAAAGATTTGCGGAAATGGTTGCTTAATGCAAGTTTGTTTTGTAATGAAATCAATAGGTTATAAGGAACTTGTTGTAATCATTGATAAACAAAAAGGTTGACATGTTGTCAAAAATAGTGTATAATATATATATAATAAAATAAAAATAGCGAGAGAGGTTATATGATGAATAAAGAACAAATAGTTGAAACCTGGAAAACTAAGCACGGTGTGCAAACGATCCTAGATCGTTCCCAGGTAAATGAAGTAGCAGATGAAAGCGGCAATCCATGGCCGAATCAGAATTTCCTAGGAAAACTTCGAATAGGTCGAAATCAGTTTTCAATTGCGAATTATGGAAAAAACATGACGCTGCCCAGCATGGGAAAATGGGGTGATAAATACCGCAAACCAAAAGCACTTAAAGATGTGAAGATCGTCCAGCACGATACCACAATCAAGAAAGTAGATGAAAGCATCTCTTTCGTTCCAGAAAAAGATCCCAATTATATTAGAGCAGGATATTACAAAGAACTTGTTCAGATATTTAAATCTGGAATGTTTGTGCCTTCCTTTATTACCGGCTTGTCCGGAATGGGTAAAACCAAAGAAGTTTTTGAAGCTGCGGCTAGCACAAAACGCGAATTAATTCGTGTCAATATTACAATCGAAACAGATGAAGATGATCTTCTCGGTCACTATATTTTAAAAGATGGAGAGACCATTTGGGAAGATGGACCAGTTATCGTTGCGATGGAAAGAGGCGCACTGCTTCTTCTTGATGAAATTGATCTTGCATCTAATAAGATTATGTGTCTCCAACCTGTACTTGAAGGCGGAAGCATTTTCTTGAAAAAGATTAATCGTCTTGTAAAGCCTGAAGCCGGATTCAACATTGTCGCAACTGCCAATACAAAAGGTAAAGGTAATGATGATGGCCGGTTTATCGGAGCCAACATTCTTAATGAAGCATTCCTTGATCGTTTTCCAATTACATTCGAACAAGATTATCCTCCCACCGCCATTGAAAAGAAAATTGTTTCTAGAGTTCTTAAAAATCATGGTGTTGAAGATTCAGACTTTGTTAATCACCTTTGTCAATGGACAGATGTTATCCGCCGGACCTTTGCTGATGGGGGAATCGATGAAATTATTTCCACTCGTCGTTTGATAAACATTGTTACTTCTTATATGATATTCCAGAATAAAGAAAAAGCGATCGAATTTTCGATCAACCGGTTCGATGAAGATACCAAAACAGGATTTATGGATCTCTGGACTAAAGTAGATCCTAATGCAGTTCCTGATGAGCCTGGCACAGAAACCGAAGCAGAAGAAGCTCATAGAATGCTGGATGAAGAGTCAGCGAAATATTAAAAAAAATATTTAATCCTTGACATTATTAACATTATCAGCTATAATTATATTAAATAGTTGATAATGTTTGTTTGTTTTTTGTTAATGATGAAAAAAAGGAAATAATGCAAATTGAAGTACCTATAGCAGATTTACGAAAGAAAAAAATATTTGTTGCAACTCCAATGTATGCTGGCATGTGTAGCGGAATGTATACAAAGGCGTGTTGTGATTTGGCAACAACCGCCACAAAATATCAAATAGATCTTAAATACTTTTATTTATTTAACGAATCATTAATCACCAGAGCTCGAAATTATTGTGTTGATGAATTTTTGAGATCAGATTATACTCATCTCATGTTCATTGATAGCGATATTTGTTTCGATCCAAATTATGTTTTAACATTAGCTGCTCTATGTGATGATACAAAACCAATTGTTGGAGGAATATATCCCAAGAAGTGTATTGCTTGGGAAAAAGTTCGTAATGCTGTTGATAAAGGTTTAGCTGATGATAATCCTATGCTTCTTGAGAAGTTTACAGGAGATTTTGTTTTCAATCCAACTGGTGGAACTCAAACAATATCTTTATCTGAGCCAGTTGAAGCATTAGAAATAGGAACAGGGTTTATGATGATACAGAGAAATGTATTTGAAAAGTTTGAAAAAGCTTATCCTAAATTTCGATATAAACCCGATCATAATCGATCAGACCATTTCGATGGTTCCAGATATATTCATGCATTTTTTGATACCATTATTGACAATGATCAATGGATGGGCAAAGGAAAATCTGAAGGGTCTGATCGTTATCTTTCTGAAGATTATATGTTTTGTCAACTGTGTCAGAAGATAGATATTAAAACTTTTCTATGTCCATGGATGAAATTACAACATATTGGAACATATGTGTTTAATGGAAATCTTCCTGATATGGGAGCTTTAGAATACGCTGCCCATGGATATGATACTGAAACCCGACCTTTTCTTGAAGATCGAAAAAAGAAGTTAGCATCAAAAGGAATGAGTAGAAAAGACAGAAGAGCTCTTGCTAAAGAAAAACGAAAGGAAACCAAAAAGAAGGTCAATTCCTCTCATGCTGAGAGCCCTAATCACCTATAGGAAATATAATGATAATTAATAATGAGACTGTTGAAACATTAAAAAACTTTGCAGAAATCAATCAAAGTTTGGTTATTGAGACCGGCGATGTAATTAAAACAGTAAGTGAACAAACAAACGTTTTAGCAAAGGCTAAGCTTGGTCAAAGCTTTCCTCAGGATTTTGCTATATATGATTTGAATAAATTTTTAGGAGTTCTTTCATTATTTGCAGAGCCTCAATTTGATTTCAGTGAAAAATCTATAAAAATACAATCAAGTGTTGATGCTAATAATTTCGTCGCAGGGGATTCCGTAGCTGAATATCAATTTGCAAATATGAGTTTATTTGAAAATGAGAGAAAGATCTTAGCAAAGGATATAAATTTACCATCTGAAGAAGCTGTTTTTAAATTAGAAGAAAAATATTTTATGTCTATAATGAGAGCAGCTGCAGTAATGAGTCTTCCAGAAATTGCAGTTGTAGCAAATGATGGAAAACTTAAAATACAAGCAATTGATGCTAAAACATCTATCGATAGTTATGCAGTTGAATTAGGGAATTCAACTTCTAATTTTAAAATGATTTTTAAGATAGAAAATCTTAAACTCATGAGAGGTTCTTATGATGTGAAAATATCAAATAAAGGTCTTGGATATTTTAAAAATTCAGAACGGAATCTTGAATATTGGATAGCAACCGAACAGGTATCTTGAAATTATGACAAAAAATATATTATGGGTTGAAGCTTATAGACCTCAAACAGTATCGGAATGTATTCTACCGGATCATTTGAAAGAGCCATTTGAATCTTATGTATCTACAGGGAATATTCCAAATCTTCTTTTATGTGGTGGTCCAGGTATGGGTAAAACCACAATCGCGAAAGCAATGTGTAAAGAGATTGGTCTTGATTATTTGGTTATTAATGGTTCTCAAGAATCTGGTATTGATTTATTAAGAGTTAAGTTAGAAAATTATTGTAGTAGCGTTTCTTTAATTGGTGGCCGTAAAGTTGTTATTATAGATGAAGCTGATTATTTAAATCCTCAATCTACACAACCCGCAATGAGAGGATTTATTGAACGATTTGCAGATAACTGTAGTTTCATTTTTACTTGTAATTATCTTAATAGAATTATCGATCCTATTCATTCTCGATGTTCGGTAGTTGAATTTAAGGTAGATAAAAAAGAATCACCTAAAATAGCACAACAGTTATTAGATAGGATTAAAGTAATTCTTAATGAAAATAATGTAAAGTTCAACGAAAAGGTTATTGTTGAACTTATTATGAAATATTATCCAGATTTTAGAAGAACTCTAAATGAATTACAACGATATAGCACCAGCGGAAGTATTGATACCGGTATCCTTAGTTTACTTTCTGATTCTGATTTTAACGCCCTTATTAATGCATTAAAAGAAAAGAACTTTACAAAGGTTCGTAAATGGGTTGTTGATACAAGTCATACAGATGCTAGAACAGTATATAGAAAGTTATATGATAATTTGCATGACCATTTGACACCAGCAGGATTACCACCAATAATTCTTTTATTGGCAGATTATCAATATAAGAGTGCATTCGCCGCTGATCAAGACATAAATCTTACAGCATGTTTAATTGAGATCATGATAGAAGGCCAATGGCAATAAATCCGTTCGATTTTGTAAATGATATTAATTATAAGAAAAAAGATATACTAAGTGATGACTTTGATAATCAATTAGAAGGGCAATATAAAGCGTTTCTGGTAAATCGATCTTTAAGCTTTAATTTCGATACTATCCTTCAAGCCAATGAAATGAACACCAGAACTCATCTGGATAATAAACTTCAATATCACTATTTGCTAAATATTATCAGACCCAAGAATAGATTTGGTCGATGGTTAAAAGCAGAGAAGTATGAAGCCATAGATTTAATTGTTGAATATTATGGATACAGCCTTCAAAAAGCAAGAGAGGTTGTAGATATCTTCAGTGATGAGGATCTGAATACTCTTAGGCAAGAATTATTTACAGGTGGTTTGAAGGAGAACAATGAGCGTAGAGATAGATTCTCTCGTTGAAATCAAGTTAAAACAGCCCGATGATTTTTTAAAAGTAAAAGAAACATTAACGAGAATAGGTGTAGCATCTAAGAAGGATAAGATTTTATATCAATCTTGTCATATTCTTCATAAGCAAGCTAGATATTACATTGTACATTTTAAAGAATTGTTTATGTTGGATGGAAAACCTTCCAATTTTTCGGATAACGATGCCGCAAGGCGAAATACAATAGTTAATTTATTAGCCGAATGGGATCTGGTACAAAAAGTTGATAATGATAATATTAATGAAGATGATGTAGTTCCAATTAATCAATTAAAGATTATATCTTTTAAGAAAAAAGATGAATGGGAACTAGTTGCGAAATATAATATAGGTAATAAAAAGAATGACGACACTAAGTTTGAAAGCTCATAAATTATATCCCGATGTAACCCTTCCAACATTTTCAACACGAGGCTCAGCATGTTTTGATATACATGCTTATTATACTCCTGAAATAGGATGTAAATTTTGGAATGACGATAGGAAAAAATTTATTGAAAGACATGATAAAAATATAGTAATACATCCTTTTCAAAGAGCCCTAGTTCCTACAGGGATAATTTTAGATATTCCAGCGGGATATTCAGTAAGAATACATCCAAGATCTGGTGCGGCGATTAAACAAGGAATGAGTTTTATTAATTGTGAAGGTGTGATCGATTTTGATTATATCGATCCGTTAATGATTCCTGTAATAAACTTATCAGACATTCAATCAATTGTTATAAATAACAATGATAGAATTGCACAGGGCGAACTTGTGAGATTACAACAATATGATATCGAAGAAATTAGCTCGCCTCCTAAACAAAAAACCAGCCGGACAGGTGGTTTTGGGAGTACTGGCAAATGAGTAAATTTAAAGTTTTAGGGCACAGTTACGACTTAGAAATATACGAAGAAGTTTTAACTGATCCCGAAAAAGGTACTATTGAATTCGACGAGGTCGGAGTGTATAGTGCCAATTCCATATTATATTTAATATGGATAGTGCTCAAACACAGATTTGGGCATTTAATAGCCGGAGAAGGTTGGAGAGATTAATTCTTGACCTTTTCTTTTCATATCATTAGGAATTGCTTGCGTAAGGATTCTTAATGTTTTTACTAAACGTCTTTGCTTAAAAAGGAGGACATATGTTAACGACTAACGCACTTTCTGTATTCCCCACCCACAAACAATTCGAACAAGCATTAGGATCAGCCGTTGGGTTTGATACAATGTTTGATAGACTTTTTGAAAGTAATCAACAAAACCAATCTTCTGGTTATCCACCTTATAACTTGAAAAAAGATGGAGATCATTATATAATAGAGTTAGCAGTTGCAGGACTCAGCGAAAAAGATATTCAGGTACATGTTGAGGATAGGGTATTAACTGTCAGCAGTGATACAGAAAAATCTGAAGAAGATTATCTTCATCAAGGTATAGCCAGGCGCTCATTTAAGAGGTCTTGGACTTTATCTGATGATATGATAGTTAACGGCGCGACAATGACTAGCGGAATGTTAATTATCACCTTAGAAAGAGTTATTCCTGAGGATAAGAAATCTAGACAGATCCCAATTGTAACTAAATAATTTATTTTTCGTAAATTATACAAGAGGGCGCGTTATAAATATGGTGTATAGAAATATGCTCATAACAAACCCTCTTTCAGGATTATAGAATGAAATCAATATTAAAAACAGAAGAGGATATTAGGGTATCTCCTAATTTTACTCTTCCTGAATTAGTGAAAAGTTCAACTGCAGAAAGAATGGGGTTGAATAATTGGCCAGAAGAAGATCAAATTCTGATTAACCTTACTAACGTTGCAAATCATATTTTACAACCGGTAAGAGATGAATTCGGGCCAGTTCGTATTAATAGTGGTTATAGAGGACCAGCTTTAAACAGAGCAGTTGGCGGATCTAAAACTAGTCAACATTGTTTTGGAGAAGCAGCTGATTTTGAAAGTTCCAGAATAGGTAATTATAAATTAGCACGCTGGATTAAAGAAAATTTAGAATTTGATCAATTAATTTTAGAATTTTATACTCAAGGCGTACCTAGCAGTGGATGGGTTCACTGTTCTTATAAAACAAATGGTCAAAACCGCGGAAAAATTAATACAGCCCTAAGAATAAAAGGAAAAACAGTATATAAAAATGGGCTGATTCAATGAAACGATTATTGATATTTCCTCTTTTGGTATATCTCCAATTTCTATATTTAATTGGAGCTTATATGGCTAGAAGTTGGGTCGATGATCAAATATTATGGTGTTATAAGAAATTAAAATCTTATGGACACAAAGTGGAATATAATTATTTTGATAAATGAAATTTTATACAAACGTACACCAAATCGGTGATCATGTTTTAGTTAGGGGTTATGAAAACGGCCAACGTTTTGATGATCGCATTGAATATCACCCCACAGTTTTTATTCCTTCCAACGAAAAATCAAAATATTCAACTATTGATGGAAAATCATTATCTCCTATTAAGCCTGGTACAATTAAAGAAACAAGAGAATTTATTCGAAAATATGATGGAGTAGAAAATTTTCAGATTTATGGAATGACTGCTTGGAGATATAATTATATTTACGAAGAGTTTCCCAAAGACAAAGGTATTGATTATGACTTCTCTCAATTAGTAGTTGCGAGTATTGATATTGAGGTTGCCTCAGAACACGGATTTCCAGATCCAATTTCAGCTACTGAAATAATTCAAGCCATTACTGTCGGAGCAAAAGAAAAATATTTCGTATTTGGTTGTGGTGAATATAATAATACTAATCCGGCGGTTGAATATTTTCATTGTGCTGATGAAAATCATTTGGTTCAAGAATTTCTTTCTTTTTGGGAAAAGTTAGCCCCAGATATTGTTACTGGGTGGAATATTCAAGGTTTTGATATTCCATATTTGGTTAATAGAATTTCTAGATTATTTGATAATAAAGCTGTCAAAAGATTATCTCCTTGGAGATTAGTTAATGAGCGATCAACAACCTTTAGAGGTAGAGAAACAATCTTTCATGATCTCATCGGTATTGCTGTTATTGATTACATTGATGTTTATAGAAGGAATTCTCCTCCTGCGGAAAGTTATAGGTTAGATTATATTGCTTCTGTTGAATTAGGAGAAAGAAAATTATCATTTGAAGAGTATGGAAATCTTTATACATTATATAAAGAAAATTATCAGTTGTTTATTGATTATAATATTAAAGATGCACAGCTTGTAGAACGATTAGAGGAAAAGAAAAAATTGATAGAAATGGTGGTTGCTTTGGCTTATGAAGCAAAGGTAAACTATCAGGACACATTTGGAATGGTGATGATGTGGGAAGTTATTCTTGCGAATGATTTAATGAATAGAAATATAGTAGTTCCACCTAAGAAAGATAATACAAAAAATGCTGCATATGTTGGAGCATATGTAAAAGAAGTACAAGCGGGATTACATAATTGGGTTGTCAGTTTTGATTTAAATAGTCTATACCCTCATTTAATCATGCAATACAATGTTAGTCCTGATACTATTTTAACAGGTATTACAGAGCCGTGTCGGGTTGATTCTTTATTAAATAAGCAAGTTGATTTAGACAAATATTATGATAAAGATATTATCATTGCTCCTAATGGTCAAGGATTCAAAAAGGATGAACAAGGATTTTTACCAAGGCTAATGCAGGAGAAGTATGATAATAGAGTTATCTTTAAAAAGAAGGAAATCGCGGCTAAGAAAAAATTAGAAAAAGCAACGGATCCGGTTGAGATAGAAAAATTAAAAAAGGAAGCAGATTCATTTGGCAATAAACAAACTGCCATGAAATTAATGCTTAATAGTGTTTACGGAGCTTTTGGAAATCCATATTTTAGATTTTTTGATTTGAGAATATCTGAAGCTATTACATTAGGAGGACAACTGAGTATTCGCTGGGCAGAAACTGTAGTCAATAATTATCTTAATCAAGTTATGGAAACAAAAGAGGTTGATTATGTTCTTGCATCGGATACAGACTCCCTCTACATTACTTTAGATGGATTAGTAAAAAAAGTATTTCCTGAAGAGCCGGATACAACTAAAGTAATAAATTTTTTAGATAAAGTATGTGAGGAAAAACTACAAGGAGTAATCGATAACGGATATTCAGATCTAGCAAATTATATGAATGCTTATGGTCAGAAGATGTTTATGAAAAGAGAGATCCTTGCTGATAAAGGTATTTGGACAGGAAAGAAACATTATATTCTTAATGTTCATGATAATGAAGGAGTTAGGTATGCAAATCCACGAATCAAGGTTATGGGTATTGAATCTGTTAAATCATCAACACCCACATCTTGTAGAGATAAATTAAAAAAGTCTTTTGATATTATTATCAATCACGATGAAGAAGCTATACAGAAGTTCATTGCAGATTTTAGAGTACAGTTTGAAAAAGAACCTATTGAAAATATTGCATTTCCTAGATCTGTTAAAGGAATTGAAAAATATAATGGTGGGACAAAATTGTATGCTAAAGGAACACCTGTTCATGTAAAAGGAACACGCCTGTATAATCATTTTTTGAAACAAAATAAATTGCAAAATAAGTATCCTCTTATTCAAGAAGGGGAAAAGATCAAATTTGTTTATTTGAAACAGCCTAATCCTATTAGAGATGGTGTCATAGCCATGATAGAAGGTTTACCCGAAGAGTTCGGGCTTCATGATTATATTGATTATGATAAACAATTTGAAAAGTCTTTTAGGGGACCCTTGAATGAAATATTAAAAGTCATTGGATGGTCTCCTGAAAAAACAAGTTCTCTAGAAGCGTTTTTAGTATAGAGAATTTGATAAATATGTAATGAAGGTAGTTCGGAATAAGCTTAGCTACCGAAATTATGTATAATTAGTGGTGAGAGATTAATATAAAATAAAGGAGTTATATATGTTAGATAAGGCACTCGGTTGGATGAGAAGTTTAACTGAACTTGGTTTAGCAGTTATTGCTTTAGGCGTAGTTCTTCAGATTATTTTTGGTGCAGCTTTACCGTTTATCGGAATTGATATCGTGGGTTCTGTTGTAGCACTTGTAAAACAATTAGGACAAGAAGGTTTTGTCGGTTTAATTGCTATATGGGTACTCTGGGGAATTTATTCCAAAAACTAAATAACTAGTTACGTAAAAGGGGGGCTCTGCCCCCTTTTTACTTGATTATTATGTTAAATTATATTATAATGTATGATGATTAATTGAAAAGGTTTTATGAGTGATTATTTTGGAGAAATGTTACAAGTAGCCAAAAATGAATATGGCTCAAAAGTAAGTGATGGGATTGAAGCTGGAGATGTAGAAAGTTTTATTGATACCGGTTCGTATATTTTAAATGCACAGCTATCAGGAAGCATTTATGGGGGGTTACCCTCAAATAAAATTACAGCATTTGCTGGAGAAAGTTCAACAGGTAAAACTTTTTTCGTTTTGGGTTGTGTCAGACAGTTTCTCGCAGATAATCCTACTGGTGGGGTTATATATTTTGAAAGTGAATCTGCCCTAACCAAAGATATGATTGAAATGCGTGGAATAGATACTAAGCGCATGATCATCCTTCCCGTTGCAACAGTTCAAGAATTCAGAACTCAAGCAACTAAAATTTTAGAAAAACATTTAGAAGAACCCGAAAAAGATCGTCCTCCAATGATGATGTGTCTAGATTCATTAGGTAATCTGTCTACTACTAAAGAGATGGAAGATATAGGTGAAGGTAAGGATACAAGAGATATGACCAGAGCTCAAATGGTTAAAGGAACATTTAGAGTTCTTACTTTATTAGGAGGCAAAGCAAAAGTTCCTCTTGTGGTTACTAATCACACATATGATCAAATAGGGACATTGTTTCCTCAAAAAATTATGGGAGGTGGAACTGGCTTACATTATGCCGCATCTTCTATTGTTTTTCTTTCCAAGAAAAAAGAAAAAGACGGAACAGAAGTTATTGGTCAAATAATCCATTGTAGAACTTATAAATCAAGACTCACAAAAGAACATAAAATGGTGGATGTTCTTCTTACATATAAAGAAGGATTGAATAGATATTATGGATTAGCAGAATTAGCAGAGAAGTATGAAATCTTTAAAAAAGTTTCTACTAGATTAGAAATGCCTGATGGAGAAAAGGTTTTTCTAAAAACCATGCTTAAAAATCCCACAAAATATTTTACAAAAGAAATTCTTGATCAATTAGATAAAGTTGCAGGGAAAGAATTTTTATATGGCGAAATAGGAGTAGAGGAAGAATCAGTTCTTGAAGGGGCAAGAAAAGAGGGAGAAAGAAGAGGAGAAAAAACTCTTGAAGCTAAATCAGTTGAAAACACTTAACACCGGACAGGAGTATACATATGTGTCCTATATGCTGGATTAGTGGTTTTATTGCCGTACTATTTGGCGGTAGTTTTGTCGCTACCGTTAACCATCCTATAAGTTGGATTATAGGAGGATTTGTTGTTGCTTATGGACTTTATAAATTTTATGATGGTTATAAACGTGGCAAATCAATGGAAGAAGACACAAAAGCCAAAAATAGAAAAACAATTTATAGATTTGTTCAAGGGCTTGTTATTGGAAGTCTTGTTACCGGAGTACTTTTTTACAAATATACGGCGGACGAACATCAACGAATGCATGATTTGTTAGATCAACATGGAATAGAACAACATGAGCATTAATAATTTGATAGTAGAAAAAGTTAAAGTAGTGGAACTAACTTTTGAAGATGGAACAAAAAAAATATGTCGGGGGGGAGAAGCCGCCGTAGAAAGAGCCTGGGGAACTTATCCAATAGTTTCTGCTAGATGGACAGGAGAAGAACAAACAATGCAATGGATTCCGGACGAGCAAGTAAGATTGACGGAACAAGAAGTAGAACAATATGTTGCAAAAGAAATAATGGGTTGGTCACAAGAATGAATGAATTAACACAAGAAGATTACGATAGAATTAATAGTTATTATAATTTAGTTCCTCATCCAGAGCATCCCGAGGATGTTTCTCAAATGTGTGTTGAATTAAATGCGGGCCCTTTTAAAGGAACTGTTATAAAATTAGGGAAGTTTCAAGTAGCTCCACCGGATGAAAAAGGAGAAAGTAATGCGAAATATGAATACGATGTTATTCTTGTTCCACCAGAATTACAGGGTGTAGAACATTCCGATGAAGAAGGTGTAGAGTTTGAATATATGATTGGAGAAATTTTAGTTAAATTATTATGGGACAGATATAGAGAAGAATCTGAAAAGGAAGGAGTAAAAACTAATGACGGAACGGATAGAACGACTGATACTATCACATTTAATACACAATGAAAATTTTTCGCGTAAAGTTGTTCCTTACGTAAAATCTGAATATTTTGAAGACCCTCCTGAAAAGTTAGTTTTCAAATTAATTCAAGAATATATTTTAAAACATAATGACCTGCCGACCAAACAAAGTTTATTAATAGATTTAGATCAATTAGATGGTATACATGAAACAGAATATACTAAATCTAATGAAATAATTAATACTTTAGATAAGCCTAGTGATTTTAAAGACATCACACCTTGGCTTTTAGAACAATCAGAAACATTTTGTCAAGATAAAGCAATATATAATGCTGTGGTACATGCTATTGCGATTCTTGAAGGTAATGAAAAGACTCATTTATCTAAAGGAGCAATTCCTACTGTTTTATCGGATGCTTTAGCTGTTTCTTTTGATCCTCATGTCGGACACGATTTTATTGAAGACGCAGAAGATAGATTTGATTTTTATCACAGAGTAGAAGAAAAACTTGAATTTGATCTCGAGTTGTTTAATAAAATTACAAAAGGAGGCTTACCTAAGAAGACCTTAAATATTTGTTTAGCAGGAACTGGAGTTGGTAAATCTTTATTCATGTGTCATCAAGCCGCCAGTTGTCTTTCTATTAATAAAAATGTATTGTATATTACATTAGAGATGGCTGAAGAAAGAATTGCTGAAAGAATAGATGCAAATCTTTTAGATATTCCTATGGATCAATTAGAAGAAATTCCTAGAGATATGTATAAAAAGAAAATAGATAAACTCAAAGGAAAAACCAATGGTAAAATAATTATTAAAGAATATCCTACTGCATCTGCTAGTGCACTGCATTTTAAAAATTTATTAGGTGAATTAAACTTGAAACGTAATTTTGTTCCCGATATAATATTCATAGATTATTTAAACATTTGTACATCTTCTAGAATAAAGGCAGGGGCCAATGTTAATTCATACACATATATTAAATCCATTGCTGAAGAATTAAGAGGGTTAGCCGTAGAACATAATGTTCCGATAATGTCTGCAACACAAACAACTAGAACAGGATTTACAAGTACGGATATTGGTTTAGAAGATACATCTGAGAGTTTTGGTTTGCCAGCAACTGCTGATTTTATGTTCGCACTTATATCTTCTGAAGAAATGGAAGAATTAAATCAAATGCTTGTAAAACAATTGAAAAACAGATATAATGATCCTACATCTTATAGAAAGTTTATTATTGGAGTAGATAGAAGTAAAATGAGACTTTATGATGTCGATCAAAAAGCTCAAGAAGATATAGCGGATAGCGGACAAGATGATGAACCATTGTTTGATATCTCTACTGATAATAGACACAGAAATAAGGCTGACTTCGGGAATTTTCAATATGAATGATTTAGATTTTGTTAAAAATTCATTGGGTTGTATAGATCAAGCTTTTAAGGAATTTAAAAATTCTTATAATACAAAAACAAATCGCTATATTAAACTCTGGCATGAATGTGCTAATAGAACAGAAGAAATATTAGAAGATGAACTAGGATTTTCTTGTTATGTTAATATACGAAAAGATATGGATCATGCCTTATATGAAATGACTTTCGATGGAGCTGCTAATGTTCCTGAAGAACATTTTTCAGAATCTGAATTAGAAATAACAATTAATTTATCACCAGAACTATATACACAACAATTATTTATTCCTGAATCCGTTTGGGAAAAATATAAACAACAATTCACTCTCACCTACATTCACGAATTAACTCATTCTTTACAATTTGATGATCAACAAAACAAATATGATGATTATTTTTCAAACCCATTTGAAATAGATGCGTATAGTTCTGAACTCGCCTTTGATATGTATCTTTATGCTAAACCAAAAACAAGTTGTGAAGCATTTATGAGATATTCTAAAATAAAAGAACAAAATATTTTTAAACAATTCTTACAACTTACCGAAAAGAAATTCGGATATCTTAAAAACAATAAATAAGATTATAAAACTATTTTGAGGGGAAACCATGGAAAAAATACAAGATCTACACGACGCAGCTAAGGAAGTTCTAGAGGAAGCAGCCATAAGTAAATTGGCAGTGAAAAGTATGGAAGAAGTTGCTTCGCGTGCAAATAGAATAGCGAGATGGGCTCGTAATGCAGCTGAAATGGATAGTGCCGATGCCAAGTCTGTTAAAGCCTTAGCCAAAGATATTCAGAAGACTATGGATAAATGGGCAAAGGGTTCCTGGGAAGGGAAATCCCTTTGAAAACATTCAAAGCTCATATTATTGGCGAACATATACTAGATCGCATTATGAGCGAAAAAGAGCGAAAAAAAGGTGATATGAAAGATTGGATTAATGAAGCAGTTAATGCTAGACTTAAATCCAAAGTTTTGAATATGATAGATGAAATAGATAATGATGAAGATCTATTAAAGGCTATAAATGCCATGGCCGTTCCTGTAATGGAAAAAATGATTCATGAAGCATGTGATAAAAAGAAAATCTTAATGGGCCGAGATGAAGTTACACGAGGTGTTATTGCATTTATAAACAAATATGGTGAAAACGTTGAACAACAGTTTGACTTTTTAAAAGAGTTTTTAGACGGTAAATCTTTTGATGCTAAAGGCTTAGTAAAAGGTAGTAGTGGTAAGGTTGCTAATGCAATGAATTATATTACCTCAGCATATCCGATTATGAGTAAGATGTATTCCGAACTAGTGAATTGGACACCAAAAGTACATAATGCAAATATTGGCCCCGGAGAATTACTTTTTATTTTAGCAACAGATACTGGCATGAAAGGTGATGCAGAAGATAAAGGTGATGCTTATCTAGGAAGAGGTCTTAATATTGAAATGAAGTCAGATGGGGGCCATTTAGGAACAAGTTCACAGTTTAATATTGGCAAAGAAGTTTTTAAAGATGCGTTTAAGGATTTAGGAAAAGTTTTAAAAGAAAAAGATCTTGATGATCTCATGTTAAGAAATGGCAAAGCCAGGATGCCTAAAGCTTTATCTGATGCTAGTAAGTTGTTTACAGAATTATATAAAGCTAAACATGGTGGAACACAATTTCAAGCAGATAAAGCATGTGAGAAATTATATACAGATGTATGTGATGCTTGTATGGGAATTACCACCTCTTATAAATTTAATAAAGTCGTTAAAGATGGTTTCACTAATCCAAATATCTTTTTACAAAATTGGTGTGCAGCAGCTTATCAACAATATGAAGCGCACGGTTTTGATTGGGTGACTTTATTTAATAAAAAATCAGGTGCTACTATCTCGTTTGACGGACATGCGCACTTCTTTAAAAATAGAAATAATTGGGACTCAGATTGGCATTTAATGTGGGCAGGTGGTGGCCAGAAAGAAGGTGGAGCTTCTACTAGAATTATAGCACAACCATTTCAAGCACAACCAATATCAACAGATGTTCCAGGCGATGTAGAAAAAATTGAAGAACTTAAAGATTTAAGAAGCGCTTTAGACCATGCAATTAAAAATATGCCTAAAAAGAATTTTACTGTTAAACATAGAAAAACCTTAGGATTAGAATCTATTAATACTGCAGTAAAAGTTCTTAAAAATCTAGACCTTATTAAAACACAAACCAAAGAGGGTTTAAAAAGATACTTCGCTCATAAGAAAGATTTAGGTATGAGAGATAGAAAAGATATAACATTTGGTATAGCTTTTAAGAAGTGGGCAAAAACTTTATGAAATCTTACAAACAATTTCTTATAGAAGCTTCAGGTAAGAATCTCCATATGGAACATCTCGAAGATGAGGTGTTGAATGGAGGAGTTAATGGTACTAGAGGTGCTATTAATTTTTTAAGATCTTTAAGAGATATGTTAGCAGGTAATAATAAAGAAGCTGTTAATGTTACAGTTAAATGGGATGGTGCACCAGCAGCGGTAGCAGGAATTCATCCTAATGGAAAATTTTTCGTTGATTATAAATCAATGAGGAAACCTTGTTTTACACAATCAGACGTAGATGAACATTTTGGTGGCGGACCTTTACATCCAAAAATGTCTGCTCTTTTAGAACATTTGCCCAAATTAAATATACCAGGAAATATATTCCATGGAGATGTTCTTTGGACAGATAATAAAGATAAAAAAATTAAAACAATTGATAAAGAAAAGTATGTTACTTTTACACCTAATACTATAACATATGCTGTTCCATTAAATACTGAATTAGCTAAAAAAATTATTGCTGCTAAAGTTGGGATTGTTTTTCATACAACATATAGAACAACTGGTGCCGACGATTTAAACGATCTTAGAGCAGAATTTGGGGCAGATATAAATCTATGGTCTTCTCATAGAGATGTGTGGGCAGTAAATGCTGATTTTACTGATTTAAGTGGTTCAGCAACATTTACTCAATCAGATACCACTAAAGTAACCGGAATGCTTTCTGAATTAGGAAAAGATTTTAATAAAGTTAATGGAAGATTTTTAGATAATATATCAAAAGATAATATTATTAGAACGCACATTAAAACATTCATGAACACAAAAGTTAGAGAAGGTGAATTTGTTGATAACTATAAAAGATCAGCAAAGGATTGTGTTAAGTGGATTGAGAATAAAATGCAGAAAGAAGTTGGGAAGTTAAAGTCTGAAAGAGGTAGACAAAGAAAACAAATGACTGTTGATGGATATATGAAAACTTTAAATGGTTCTATGGATCAAATAGAGATCATATTTCGATTAATGTCATTAATAAACAATATAAAACTTTTTATAGTTAAAAAATTAGAAGAAGTAAAAGGAATAACTAATACTTTTATAAAAACTTCTTCAGGGTATAGAGTGACTAAGCCGGAAGGTTTTGTTGCCATTGATACCTTTGATAATCAAAAAGGTTTAAAATTAGTTAACAGGATGGAATTTAGTAGAATAAATTTCACCGCAGAAAAGGAGTGGGACCAATGAGACCTATTTTTGTAAAAGAAACAGCACTGAATGAATCTAAGGATTCTGATAAATTGATTAAAGCCCTCGGTGATTGTATTGATGCAGCACCAAATAGAGCTAAAAATAAATTGGCTCAAGTATTTGAAGATTATATGGAAAAGTTTGGTAGAAGGCAACCCAAATTACCTTATATGATGCAAGGTTTTTTTGATGCGATAGAAGAATTTTCAGATGCAAGGATAGATCGCGACAGCTGGTAGAAGATAAATGAAAACCTTTAATTACAACAATAGGAGAATATAATGGCAGATAAACATAATTATTTCGGTGATAGCCCCTTTTCAGGTGAAGATTATAGTGATCTAGCAAATTCTGTAAAAAGAATTGTAGATAAAAAGTCTAAAGGGTTTAAATATACTAAAGAACAAATTCGGGACATGTCAGAACAGAGCGCGAACAAATCTGTTCAAGATACTTATGCGTCAATGATTACTAGTAATAGAACTCCGAACAAAATTGTCAAACCCGGAGAAGAGGATAAATGACATCATTTTCTGAATTACGTGAAGGAACATTAAAAACTGCTGTATTTACATTTGGTCGATTCAATCCCCCTACGATTGGACATGAAGTTTTGGTTAATAAAATTGAAACTGTGGCTAAACGAAATCGGGCTGACGCTTTTGTTTTTTTAAGTTCTTCTCAAGATTCGAAAAAAAATCCATTAGATTATAAAAATAAAGTCAAATGGATGAAGAAAATGTTTAAACCAAGAGGACAAGACATTTTCAAATATTCCAAAGATCAACCTAATGATGTTATGAGAGCTGCTTCATTATTACATGATGAGGGATATGAACAAATCATTATGGTTGTTGGAAGTGATAGGATAAATGAATTTAAAAAGCTCTTGTCTCAATATAATGGCGTTGAAGATAAGCCACATGGCTTTTATGATTTTAAAAATATAGATATAGAAAGTGCTGGGGAAAGAGATCCAGACGCGGATGATGCTGCCGGTATGTCTGCATCTAAATTAAGATCTCTTGCTGTAGATAGCGATTTCGATGCATTTAAGACGGGTTTACCCGATACTTTAAGTGAAAGAGACAAAAGAAGTCTATATCAATTATTAAGAAAACAAATGAAACTTAGTGTAATGGAAAAGCAAATAAAAGAAAAACTCAGTACTACGGAAGTGCTTGATATAAGCAAAATACGACCGAGTAAAGCTGTGATGCAGAAGCCTAAGGGAAAAAACCCAAAACAACAAAAAAAAGCTGCGGATAGTTTTATTTCTACTCATATGCCAAAAATGCGTCCAGTGAATTATCCACCCATGCCCGATGATGATGTTAAAGAGAGTTTATGGATGGAGAATGTTGAATTTGAAGGAGAAATATTTTGTGTAGATAAGAGAGCTACTAAAATATTTGAATATATAAAAACTTTACCATATCATACTCAAGAAATAGCTTATATTAAAGGATGTTTAAAAGAATGCCAAGAATTTTTTGGAACTTATGAATTAATAACGGAAAAAGTAAAACTTTGGGAACTTTCAAAATTAAGAGGACTTATTAAAAAGACAACTGATTATATAACAATATTAGATGAACAGTCTGGAATGGTTGATTTTAATAAGACAGATTTCACATATTTACATGAAATGGTAGATAATCTTTCTGTAGATAAAGTAGATTTCGAAGTCCCTGTTAGTAATAAATTGCAAAAAATTCTCGGTTTAAAAGAATGGAATAAGAATCGTGCATCCGAAGGTAGACAGTTAGAATTAGGAACAGATAAATATAGACAATATATTGTGAATTTGACTCCCGAAGAGGAGTTTAAACTCGAACAAGATAAAAAAAGATTAAATCAAACAGAAAGACATAATAAAATTCTTTCGAAAATAATTGCAAGTAGGAGCAAATGATGGACTGGTCAAAATATTATCCCGCGAATTGGACCGCGGTAACCGCTGAAGATGTTAGAATGATTAGAGAGAAAAAACTCGCTCCTGTGGACAAAGATGCAGTTAAACAGGATTGGAAAGATCGTTCAGATGACGATCATGTTGATATAGACAAAGATGGAGATGAAGACAATTCTGATAAGTTTCTACATAAGAAAAGAAAAGCAATTACTAAGGCTATAGAGGCAGCTGAAGCAATGGCAATGGATCCTGCTATAGCACGAGCAAAAGCAGCTGAAGCATCAAAGAAAAAACAACTTCAAACTCAGCAAGGCGGAGTAAGGAAAGTCTCTATCGCTGGGCCAACATCCGATCAGGCACAAGCCCAGAGGGAAAAGCAACAATCGGAAGATTATCAAGATGATGTCCGGGCTGCCTGGTATAAAGGAGATGATGCTTATGCAGATCACAAAAAAGCAAATCCTCAAATGCACAAAAAAGCACCTGTAAAGAAAAAAGTTCCATTTACGGCTCCAAAAAGTGACCAAGAGAGGAGAAAGGACGACTGGTACGCTAAAAAAAATGAGGATGCAGTAGGTAAAGGCGTTGATATGTATAATAATAAAAGAAAAGAAGATGAAAAAAGAAAAGAAGATGAAGATAAAGATCCTGTAGGTGATAGCGCATTAGGAGCAATGGCTAAGGGATATAAGACGCCAGCCCAGAAACTAAAAGACAAAAGGGAAAGTTGGATGCCAGTTGATGAAAAAAGACTGAAGCAGAAAAAAAGTTTGAATAAAAAAGATTACAGAGATGACAATTTGAAGAAGAGGGTTAAAGGAATAGAAGAGCCTGATTTTTCCAAGAAACAAGATACAGTAACAAATATGGAATGGGCTAAAAAGGTATTTAATAATTATCATGATATCGAAGAACATTGTGGATGGTGTGATCAAGGAATGGAAACAGAATCAAAGGAACTTCCTACATCAAAAGGAATAGCTAAACAAATTAAAGAATTAGCCAGAGCTGTTAGAGGAAAAGATAGACTTTCAATCGAAGGTGCCGCTTCGTTAGTATCTAAAAAAGATTATGATAAATTAGCACCTTATCTAGATAAGATGTCAGAAGAAGCACGACAAAGTGTTTTGATGGTACTAATGACCGACCAAAAAGTTGCTAATTCGGTTATGAAAAAAATGAAAACAGAGGGATATGATACATGCGAAGTTCCTTCTCATAAATTTATTCTTGAAGGAATGTATAAAAAATATCATGAATTAACATGGGGAGAAATTGGTGAGAGGTTAATTAAAAATACAGAGCGCAGATTAGTTTCTCTTGCTTATGCTACTAAAATGGGAACAATTGATGCTCCTTCACCCGAAGTTCAAAAATTAGCAGATGAATGTGAATTAGAAGATTTAGAAAAAGCTTGCGGTCAAATGATTACGGATGATTCAGATATAACTGAACGAGTTATTGACGAGGTCACCGAAATGTTTAATTCTCTTAATGAAGATGAACAAACTTCATTCGCGACTTTTGTAAATCAATTAGAAGATGAGGAAGTGTTGGCAGAATTACCGAATTGGATGTCAGCATCTGGTAGAGCTCGAAACGAACTCGAAAAAAGAACTGCGAAAAACGATGCAGCGCAGGCACACGCGGATACTCTATCAGGTATTGAGAAAGAAAAAGAGAGATCAGTAGAACTAAAATCTAAACAAAAACCCGGACTAATGAAAAAAACCTTAGGCAAGATTGGATCGGGTATAAAGAACGTCGCAAAGAGAGTTGTCGGCGCGCAGCCAACCAAAACTGCCGGAGTCCGGACCGTGACATCTGATGCAGATAAAATCGCAAATAAAGCTGTAAAAGATCAAAAGAAAAAGGCGCAAATCCAAACTACTACTTCCAAGAATACTCAAACTAGCGCCAATCAACAACGAAACACTACTGGAGCAAATGCAGACAAATCCCAACAGAAAAGAATGGATGCGGAAAACAAAGAAAGAGCTAGAAAGAGACTAGCTCAAGCAAAGTTACAAGATGATCCTGGTCTTAAAAAGGATGTTCGGACATCAACAAAAGGAAAAGTAATGGGTGCGATTGGCTCAGCTATACTTGGCGGAAGTTATGACCCAGACGGACAAATGGTTGAATACTTTGAAGATCAATCACCTGAAAGACTCGATGCTAGACGTAGAATTTTTAAAGAAAAAATTAAAAAATTAGCTTATGAAAAAGCCAAAGAAATTCTAGGTAAGAGGCAATCTGTAGAACCGATAATAACTAAAGAAACTAATAAGAATGATAAAGATGACGATGGCGAAGGATTAGACGCAGTCCAGCCCAAAGCTCTGAAAAAGAAATTTGATAAACGTAAAGATACAGATATTGATAATGACGGTGAAACGGATGATTCTGATGAGTTTATTCACACTAAAAGAAAAGCCATTTCTAAAGCAATAAAGAAAGACGATGATGAAAGTGATTCCAAAGTAAAAGAAAATGGTAAAATTAATAATAAAATAAAAATGGAACCAGAACAGGAGAAAATGAAAGAAAGTACAGGAGTAGCATTTGTTCGAAAATTTAAGAACAAAATATCTGAAACAAATGAAGATACTTCGTTACAAGATCAAGTTTTAGAATTGTTTCGAAGTTCTTATGCTAGTATCGATGGTGAACCAGTTGGCGCTGAATTTGCTGTTTCCGATGAACCCGCTTCTGCTTCAACTATTGCTAGAACATTAAGATGTAGTCCAACAGTTGTGCAGAAACTCTTAGATGATATGGTTCAAGCAGGACAAATTACTAGGGTTGGAGATGCTTATTCATATGCATCACCTAGAGCAGCAGAACCTTTGGGAGTTAGGGTTAATCCGACTGTATAGTAAAATATAGTTATGTATGTAGTGATAGGAAACGGTGAAAGTCGTAAAGACTTTAATTTAGATTTATTATTAAACCATATAACATATGGTTGTAATGCGATGTATAGAGATTGGCCTCCAACTAATCTTATATGCATAGATAATAAGATGTTACATGAACTTGTTACTTCTGATTATCCTAAGTTACATCAATGTTGGTTTAGAAATTTTCAGTTACTGGATTCTGATATGTATCCGGTTTTAAGGTCAACAGTATCACCTGACATTGAAGTTATTGAGAATGAAAATACCAGTTTCAAATTTGCTTATTATGGTCAAGAAATTAGTAGAGTTTTTCATGATGATACACATACAATGGATTTGGAGGAAAAGCCATGTCATTGGTTTACATGGGTATCAGAAGAAGATAAGATAAACGTAGTAGATGATTTAAAACATATACCTTTGTTAGATTCAGGACCTCTTGCAACCTGGTTATGTTGTGAGAATGAAAAACCGGAAAAGGTTTATTTAATGGGTTTTGATTTTAACATAAATAATGGAAAAGTAAATAATATATATAAAGATACTTATTGTTATGCTCCGAGTTATGCTTTACCGGTCAAGGCAAAAGGATGGATTCAGAATTTTGAAGTAATATTTACAGATCACTTTCCTGAAGTTGACTTTATTCATGTTCAGGAAGAATGGTGTTTTAATAAAGAAATTTCTAATATAGATACAATATCTATAAACGAATTTAAAAAATTATTATAAATATTAAATAACTAACAAATCAAGGAGAACAAAATGCCTTTATGGGGAACAACTCACGATGCGGCAGATAATAAACCTAAATGGTTGCCCGATTCGGCAGGTCATACGTATGACAAAACTGGTGTCTATGCAACTAATCGAGGGTGGGAAACGAAACTTCCAGGAAGTGACGCACCAGAAATTTTAGTTGCAATTGGCGGACTCGCCGGTGCAACCGCTGCTGTTGGATTGAAACATCCAACGATGTCAAACTATAGAATTGTGACTTCTACAGCACACGGTTCTGCAGGTAATATCGTATTTGAAATTGCCTATGATGAATCTGTAACTTATACAGCTGGTTCAGCAGCAACTCTGTTACTTACAGCAGGAGCAGGATCAAACGTAACCGCAACAGTCACACATATTTCCGGAACAGCAATAGCTACCGGTGTAGCTGGAAACGTGTTAAGGTTTACAGCAACAAGTTCACAAGCAACAACTTATGATCTTGCAGCTAATGTAGCAATGGGTAATCGAGCAAACCTAAAAGATACAGTATCAGGTGTTGCCATAGAACTAGCATCAGGTAAGTTAACTGCTGCGGTTAAAACAGCAATAGGTTATTCACAAATTACAATTGCAGCTCCTTAATAATTAATTAAATTATGGAATATATTGAAAATATAAATGTGAGCACAATTGTTGTAAAACGCAATCAACATGCAGCTGCGAAAGTCGAGTTTGAAAAACAGCTTTCGCAGCAGCTTCAAGAAGTTGAGCAAACAAAAGCTAATATACAAGCTTACGCAGGTGCAATTAGTGCTTGCGATGATATTTTAACGACAGCTGAATCTGTAGACGTTGAAGTACCCGAACTGAAAGAACTTGAAACAGAATCGAAGAAATAAATGGCAGACAAAACTATACCAGCTTTAGATACTCATGCATCGCCTACCTCCGAAGATTTATTAATCATAGTAGATGATCCAATTGGTAATCCGGTTAATAAAAAGATAAGGTTAGATAATTTGTTATCAGCTTTATCTACGGATAAAACCACAAGAAGTGTTGCTAATAAAATTCAATCCCGCGCTGATACAAATGTTGCCAGAGACATAAATTTAAGAAATTCTAAAACAACTTTACAGCCTGAAATAATAAAAGGTGAGGTAGATGATTTAACAGTTGTTTTAGGAACTCTTGATTTAGAAGAAAATTCAGTATGGCATGTTGAAATTGATGGTACTTCCATAACCGCCAATGACACTTTTAAATGGTGGAGAGACGGAGATACTTCAACCGGAGCAACAACTGTTGATATTGACGGAACTAATCAAGCCCTTGCTAATGGTATTAGTATTAAATTTGATACAGTTGTCGGACACAAGACAGCTGATCGATGGCAAATTGTTGGTTTGATAGAATCAAGAATAGATTTTCAAGGCAGTCTATTAATAGAAGATAGCGTTCCAGAAAATGGTTCTTTTACTAGTAACTTTTCTGAAACCGGAAATATGCAATTAGAATCTGGTATTGATATGGCACTCGAAGATGGTGTCGAAAAAGATATGTATATTTCTGCAAATACTACAGTAATGAGATTTAGAGGTGGCGTACAAATAGGAAGCGCGACCGATATAGTTGGATTTTATGGTTCTGCTCCCGTTGCAGCTAATTCTACTTTTATTGCCGGCGCAACAACAGCTGCGGACATTATAGATGAATTAGAACGCCTAGGATTGGTATCATAAATATTTGGATGTCTGAGAAAAGACCCTTCGCAAGAGCGATTCTCAGCATGATTTTAACTGGTGGTGAGTCCCACCGCAAAAGCCAGCAAGGAGAAAAATGGCTGATAAGAAAATAACCGCGTTAACGCCCGCGTCAGAAGCGGCGTCCGAAGATTTACTTCATATTATAGATGATCCAAGTGGATCACCTGTGAACAAGAAACTCACAGTTAAAGATTTCTTAGCAAACGTTACTCATACCGTCACTGGTACAGCAGCTGCTACTGAAGAAATAGTTCACAAAACTTTGCATACCGCTAATATTACACCTTCATCTACCGATGTTTTTGATAATATTACCACATCGCAAATCTGTGTTTCACCTATGGCCACGGGAGCAACTCAGGCTAATGTTGGAACTTTAACGGCAACCGCCTCAAAAGTTTTAATACATGATGCTAATGTTGCCTTTACCGCAGAAACAACCGCACATAAAGCTACGCTTGATTTAAATACATGGGATAGTGCCGATTCTGGTAACTCATATGTCATGATTTTATCTCATGCTAATACCTATGCTTCACCTAGTGCAAGTCCTACAGCATTTATTAAATTTGATGTTGCAAGCACCTTAACAGGAGCATCACAAAATGTTGCTTTTGCTTGGGATGCGACACCAGCAGGCGGATATAGTGCTGCAGCCGGGGCCAATGTCGGACCATTTTTAACTTCCGGTGAAAATACCGTTAGTACAAATACCGGTCCTGCAAATGGTGCAATAAAAGTATGTGTATCTGGCTTGACTAAGTATCTTTTACTTTGGGACGGTGTTGCATAATAAATAATTAATGGATATATTATGATAAAAAAAAGTGAAATTGATAAGCAATTAGATTTCTTACAAAAAGATAGAGTTCAAGTTCAAACAAGATTAGATCAAGCGTCTGACGAAATTCAACAATTAGAGCGGACGCTTGCCAATCTTGACGGAGCAATTCAAGTTTCGAATCATTATTTAAGTATGATTGAAAATAAAGTAGAAGATGGAACTATTAAAAGTTCAAAAAGTGATAAAAAAGTTAAAAAGTGAATTTTGATGATATAAATGAAAATAATATAGAATTATATTGCATGAAGTTTTATGATAATCCTCAATGTATCGGTACTGAGGATTATAGAGATGATATGAAAAGGTTTAAATATTTAAAAAGGCTTTTAAATCATTATCTAACAACTCATGAATTAAAACAAAGATTAATTCTTAACCACTTGATTATGATATATAATTTATTCGAGAACGAAGCTGCGACCCGAATATTATTTTATAAAATTGATGAAAATAGTTGGCATGTGTTAAAACCTTTTTTAATATATTTAAAAAGAATGCCAAAAGTTGTTCGCAGCATAAAAGGTGCAAATATCAGAGAAAGTGATATAACACTAGATCAACACGTAGTAAAGCAATTAAGATGGTTATAGGATTTTCATGGGTCTAAAAAATGTACTAGTACAAGGTTCAGAATTATATTTTCTATTTTCCTTCCTAAAACGATTAGTTACCAAATTTGAAAAAACAGATGCTTATAAGTTAGGCATTATCGATAAGAATGGTAAAGTTCTCATTAAAAAAAGAGACTTTACTACTATAGAACAAAGAAATGCCTATACTATGATGGATACTCTTATCTTCAATTTGAAGAAATTGTTAGGTAAGATACCTTTTGGAAAAACAACAATTGCTACTTATGCTGCGGCTTTATTACTCCTCCGCGAAGAAAAAAATCTAAAAATATTGGCAGATGAAAAAATATTAGAAGAAAAGTTTTCAAATTTATATGAAGATGTGCTTCATGAGTGGGGCGAAGATGATTTTCTAACAGAAGGCGATACGGAAGCTGATCGCGATGCCGGTATTAAATGGGTTGATGACCCGAATTGGAAAAAATTACATGATATGGATCTTCAAATGGTTAAAGATTTTCTTAAACATAAGGAAGTTAAAGAAGATGCTCCTGCTAATGCCATGGCCGCAGGTGGAATAGCTGGAAGTGCTGAAGCAGGCGATGATCCACCCGTAAGAAAAAAGAAGAGGAAAGGGGAAGTTTTAAAAAGACTTGAACCTATGGGAATTAGGGAACAAAGAAGAATTTTTCCTTCCCATCCCAATCATAACATTTAGAAAGGTATATTATGGCAGGAGTACAAGAAACGAAAGATGTATTGGCTTTCGTTTTCGCATTAAGTGAAGCATCTGTTACTGCAATGGAAGCAGGTGATATTGGATGGTCGGATGCAAAAAAGTTTATTGATCCTTTGAAAAGATTAGGATCATCTATGGATCATGTTGAAGATGTTTTAGTTGAATTACAAGATTTAGATGATACTGAATTCGAAGAATTAATTCAATTTGCTAAAGATGAATTTGAATTACAAGATCTAACAGATGATCTTGACGTAGTAGTTGAAGAAGCAATTAATGCTGGCGTAGAAATCATAAAAATTATAAGAATGTTTAAAAATTCTTAATAAAATCCACAGCGAGTAAAAAGGGACCACTGGTCCCTTTTTTTATCTTGACATTTCTTTTAAATCATACTATAATATATTATTAAATTAAACTCTAAAATATAGAGCACAATGAGTCTATATATCGACCACAAGTATACTAATTTGCTTTCTTCCCGTTTATCTCGTTTTGCCCGAAAATCCAGAGACTTATATAATTTTAGATGTCCAATATGTGGAGATTCTCAAAAAAATCAATTTAAAGCAAGAGGTTATCTTTTTAATAAAAAAAATAACTTAATTTTTAAATGTCATAATTGCGGAGCCGGCGGATCGTTAAAATTTTTATTAGACAAAATAGATCCTACTTTATCAAGACAATATTCATTTGAAAATTATAAAGAAGAAAACGGTACTCCAGTTTATCAAGAAAAAATTCCTATTTTTAGAAAACCGGTTTTTACAAAAATAGATGCGCCAAAATTAATTGATTTGGATCCAGATCATCCAGCCGTAAAATTTTGTGATGTAAGAATGTTGCCCAAAGATCGCTATAGTGATATGTACTTTGCAGATTGTTTTAAAAGTTGGGTGAGTAAATATGATGTAGAATTAGCTGCGCGATTAAAAGCAAATGATCCCAGAATAATTATTCCATTTTTTAGTAAAGATCGAAAACTAATTGCTGCTCAGGGTAGAAGTTTAGAAAATAATACATTAAGATATTTTACTATTAAAATAGATAAGAGCGCTACAAAAATATTCGGATTAGATAAAATAAAAGAAGATGAATTAATATACATTGTTGAAGGACCGTTTGATAGCATGTTTCTTCCAAATTCTCTTGCCATGGCCGGCAGCGATTTGGATGATGTTAGTATGTTTTATGCTAAGAACGTTGTTTTTGTATATGATAATGAACCAAGAAATAAAGAAATTGTATTTAAAATAGAAAAATCTATTAAAAAAGGTTTCGCGGTTTGCATATGGCCAGACACAGTTAAATTTAAAGATATTAATGATATGGTCGTGGGTGAAATGGATATTTTGGAAATTATTGATATAATAAATATGAATACTTATCGCGGCCTTCCCGCAAGAATAAAATTTAACCAGTGGAAAAGATCATGAATGAAGAAGTGAAAGTTCATGAAGATGGACTAGTTAGATTATTAGATATTATGGGAAGTGATGAAGATATAGTCGATGCCGCCCGAATAAGTTACGGCAAAGGTACAAAAAAAGTTAGTGAGACCCGTAATTTAATTCGATATTTAATGCGGCATAAACACACCTCGCCTTTTGAGATGTGTGAAGTAAAGTTTTATTTAAAATTGCCCATTTTCGTTATGAGACAAATAGTTCGACATCGGACGGCGAATTTAAATGAATATTCTGGACGATATTCGTTGATGAGTGAAGACTTTTATGTTCCTCATGACGATGATATACAAAAACAATCAACCCAAAACAATCAGGGTAGAGGTGAAGAAATTGAGCAAAAAGGTCTTGTTAAATTCGAATTTAATCGCATATATGATAATGCTATTCACTCCTATCACAATTTATTAGATCTTGATTTGGCTCGAGAATTAGCTCGTTCTGTGCTACCAGTAGGTAATTATACTGAAGTTATTTGGAAAATAGATTTACATAATTTTTTTCACTTTTGTAAATTAAGAATGGATAATCATACACAGAAAGAAACTCAAGATTATGCTGTAGCTATGTATCAGTTAGTCAAACCCGAATTTCCTTTGTGTTGTGAGGCATTTGAAGATTATGATAAAAATGCTGTTACATTTTCTAAACAAGAAATGGAAGTAATAAAGTATGAATTAGCAGACAGAAAAGCATTTGCCCTCGAGGGGTTATCAAAACGAGAACGAAAAGAATTCCTAAAAAAAATTTAACACAAGGAAAATGAATGAACCTACCTACAGAATATCAATCATTTATACATCTTTCAAGATATGCAAGATGGAGGTATGATGAAGAAAGAAGAGAAAAATGGTCCGAAACAATCGGTAGATATTTTGATTTTTTTAAAGAAGATTTAAAAGAAAAATGCGATTATGATTTTTCTGATGTAGAAAGAAAAGAATTAGAAGAAGCAGTTCTAAATTTAGAAGTTATGCCGTCTATGAGATGTTTAATGACAGCCGGAGAGCCTCTTAAAAAAGAAAATGTTGCTGGATATAATTGTTCGTATTTAAAATGTGATAATCAAAGAACGTTTGATGAAATTATGTATGTTTTAATGAATGGAACAGGTGTTGGTTTTTCCGTTGAAGAAAAATATACAAAACAAATGCCAGTTATCGCGGAAGAATTTTTTCTCACAGATACTACCATAGTAGTTGCAGATAGTAAATTGGGTTGGTGTAAGGCTTTTAAAGAATTAGTTTCATTATTATATCAAGGACTTTCTCCTAAATGGGATATGAGTAAAGTAAGGGCTGCAGGCATGCCTTTAAAAACATTTGGAGGTAGAGCTTCAGGCCCAGAACCGCTAGTAGATTTATTTAACTTTGTTACAGATATATTTAAAAATTCAGCTGGGAGAAAACTTAAACCTATTGAATGTCATGACATCATTTGTAAGACTGCAGAAGTTGTTGTTGTAGGAGGTGTTCGAAGAAGTGCTCTTATCAGTCTCAGTGATCTTAATGACCGTGAAATGCGATTTGCAAAACATGGAGAATGGTATAAACTTAATGTACAACGTGCTTTAGCAAATAATTCTGTTAATTATAAAGAAAAACCAGACGTTGGTACTTTTATGAGAGAGTGGCTATCTCTTTATGATTCAAAATCCGGAGAACGAGGAATATATAATGGAGATTCAGCTAATCGACAAGTTCAAAAACTAAACGAAAGGGAACAAGATGAACATGGAGGATTTATTCGAAGACGAGATCCCAGAGAAGACTTTGGCACAAATCCGTGCAGCGAGATCATTTTACGGTCACGAGAATTTTGCAACTTATCTGAAGTCGTTATCCGTGGACGGGACACTCGCCAATCTCTCAAAGATAAAGTTCGCAATGCTACCATACTTGGAACATTCCAATCAACGCTCATTAACTTCAAATACATCACCAAAGAATGGGCCAGAAATTGTGAAGAAGAACGACTTTTGGGAGTATCTCTTACCGGAATAATGGATAACGAATTAACAAATGGAAAAAAAGGAAAAGAAAAAACCGGCAAACTTTTAGAGGAGCTTCGAAATGTCGCTATTGAAACAAATAAAGAATGGTCTACTAAACTTGGTATCCCAAGATCAGCGGCAATTACTTGTATCAAACCTTCTGGAACGGTATCTCAGCTGGTTGATAGTTCTTCTGGTATTCATGCTCGACATAATCCTTATTACATCCGCACAGTAAGAGCGGATAATAAAGATCCTTTATGTAAGTTTATGAAAGATGCCAAATTTCCAAATGAACCGGATATAACAAAACCAACTCATACTTCAGTATTTTCTTTTCCACAAAAAAGTCCGAAAGGGGCTATATGCAGAACGGATATGACAGCTATAGATCAAGTAGAATTGTGGAAAATATATCAAGATCATTGGTGTGAGCATAAACCATCTATTACAGTATCGGTTAAGGAACACGAATGGATGGTTGTGGGTTCATGGGTTTGGGAAAATTTTGATTCTATTAGTGGTATTTCATTTTTACCATTTAGTGAATATACGTATAAACAAGCTCCTTACCAAGATTGTGATGAAGAACAGTATAAAGAATTATTATTAAAAATGCCCAAAAATGTAAATTGGGATAAATTAAGTGATTATGAAAAAGAAGATCATACCGCCGGAGCACAAACACAAGCTTGTGGAAGTGACGGTGGATGTGAGGTTGTAGATTTGATTTAAATTTTTTTGTTGAAATTTACTTATTAATGATGTATAATAGAGGGTATTATGAAAACAACATTTGAAAAATATGTTGATGAGTGTGTTAAAGTTCTTGAAAAACATACTGAATCATTAGGTGTTAACGCAATTCAAGAGGTGTGGAAAGATATCGAGAATGCACCTGCTTTTACAGGTAAACTCTGGTTAGAAGATATTCTTGATAAAACATACAAAGAAAAAGTGGGCCTTGAAGGTGAAATGAATTTTATATACGATTAATTATGAAAGTTTTTATTGATATGGATGGAGTTTTATCAGATTTTGATAAAGCCATTATTGAAAAATTTGAAACCAAAAAAGAGTGGGCAAACAGATGGGATCTCCTCCCTGAAGATTTTTTCTTTTCTCTTCCCAAAATATCCGATGCAGATGAATTAGTAAATCATATTTCCGGACAATTTGAATGGCATGTTTTAACTGCTATTCCTAATCTACCCGTTTTTCTGGAATGCCGCATGCAAAAAATGCAATGGATTTATAAACATTATAAAATATACCCTGTAAGAATTCATTGTGTTTTTCAAAGAGAAAAACAATATTATGCTGTTGAAGAAAATTTATCACCAAATATTTTAATTGATGATTCTGAATCAAACGTAGCTGAGTGGAAGTCAAAGGGTGGCATTGCGATTTTACATACATCTGCAAATAATAGTATAAGAGAATTACAACAGTTAGGATTTTAATTGATTTGTGCAGGAATAGATTATTCTACAACCAGCCCATGTGTTTGTGTATATAAAAATGGAATATGTAGTCCCAATAATTGTACTTATTATTTTTTTGCTTTGGATAAGTGGCGGCATAGGTGGTCCGCCCTTCAAAATGTGAATTGTTATAAGTTGCCAAAAGATTTAAAAGATATAGATAAGTTCAAGTTTTTAGCAGAATGGACCATAGACACATTACGTTGGCATAATGGTAGAGTTGAGAAAGTTATATTAGAAGATTATTCTTACGGATCTACAGGTAGAGTTTTTCACATCGCGGAAAATGTTGGTATTTTAAAACTGAAATTAAAACAGAATGGTTTCCGCTATGAAACTATTCCACCAACTGTTATTAAGAAGTTCGCAACAGGTAAGGGAAATTCTAATAAAGATGCGATGTTAGAAGCATGGAAGACAGAGCCGGATACTTTTGAATTAGTTCAAGAAAAAGGTAACCCGGCGTCTGATATTGTTGATTCTTACTTCCTTTGTAAATATGGAATTACTCAGTGAATATATTTACGTCTCGAGTATGTGCAGTAATTTTCTCAATTTGCGTTTCTAAAATCTCTCGTCTGCCGGGCCAATATATGTATTCATTAGTGGAAGATTTTGCTAAGTTGTTTAGCAGAGGTATAATTAAATCTTCTACTTCTTTCATCTGCCGTCCGTATTCTTGGTTTAATTTTTCTTTATGTTTATCAATATCTTCATAATGATAGTCCAGCAAACTCCAAATTTTATTCACAGTTCCCTCAACTTCTTTTATTTGCCCCGCCTTAGCTTTTTCAACCGCAGCAGTAACTACTTTCTCTTCAGGTTCTTTAGCAGCCGATGTAAATTCTTGTTCACTAACTGTGCTAAAACCAAAATCATTTAAATCTTGCATGAATATACCTTTCTATGGAATTACAGTTTACCAATATCGTACAGTACTCCTACAAAATATTTTGATTTACCAGGAAATCAAAAAGATATCTTTAAATTAGAATATGATTATATGCCACCTCATGAAAACGTCATTTACGGTGGTGGAGGACTCATAGGTCAAATGAGGCCAATGTCTCATGTTTTGAAACATCAAAAAAATTCTAATTATAGAATATATGGATGGGGATTAGGCGAACATATGTATATTTGTTTAGATGAACAAGTACAATGTATACCACCAATGAATATAACTTATCCAGGTTATATAAGATCATTTGATTTATTGGGTATACGAGATCATCATCCACATATATATCAAGCAATACCAACCGCAAGATGGGTTCCATGCGCAAGCTGTATGCATGAAGCTTTTGATAAAGAATATAAAGTCAAATATGATGTTGTATTTTTTACTCATTCAACTCTTCCAATGAATGTTATTCATGGCATGCCTTCGGAAACTTGGGATTATCCTCATAAGGGAAACAATGAAATCAATTTTGAAGAAACAATAGAATTTATTGCAAGTGGAGATATTGTTGTTACAAATTCTTATCATGGCGCTTATTGGGCAACACTTTTAGGAAAGGTTGTTGTAGTTTTTCCTTGGTGTTCTAAATTTTATGGTTTAAAACATAAACCTTTATATTGTCCCACAACCGATTGGTGGAAAACTATACAAGATAAAGAACAAAGACAGTATAAAAGTTCTTTAGAAGAATGTAGAGAAGCAAATATAAATTTTCATAAAGAATTAAAAGAACATATTTTAAATAGTCCCAGAACATTCAAGATTGAAGTATGAAAGACATTTATAAAGATAAGACAATACCTCAAAGAAAAGAAAATAATATGGCTAAGAATTCTTTTGGGGGAACAGAATTAACAACCTTAGAATTATGGTCGCATTTGCCTAAAAAATATAAAACAGATTATCAATGGATAATATCAAGATTATATCCAGAAAATATTCAAACTATTTTGCCCAGAATTTGGTGGTTTCATGATTTAGCAAAAGATCCAAGTGGTGGACATGATTTTTTAAAAAATAAAGACGGAGCAGAACAATTTGAAAAATTAATTTTTTCGAGTTATTGGCAAATGCATACTTTTCTAGAAAAATATGATTTACCAATGGATCGTTGTGAAGTTCAAAAAACAGCAATATTTCCATTTGAACATTATGAAAAACCTAGAGAGGGTAAAATAAATTTAATCTATGCTTCTACCCCTCAAAGAGGTTTACATGTATTATGTAATGCTTTACATGAACTCGAAAGAGATGATTGGCATTTGCATGTATATTCAAGTTTTCAGATATATGGGTGGAAAGAGAACGATCAACCATACGGAGAATTATTCGATCATATTGAAAAAAATCCTAATATGACCTTACATAAAATTGTTAGAGGAAGACCTTTAAGAGAAGAATGGAAAGATATGCATATTTGGGCTTATCCATGTATATGGGAAGAAACTTCTTGTAGGACTGCCATGGAAGCAATGTCTTCCAGGACATTAATGCTTACAAATAGTCTAGGAGCGTTACCAGAGACTTGTTCCGATCATGCTTTTATGTATCCTTATATTAAAGATGAAATAGAACATTGTTATAGAGTCACAGATGAAATAGATAAATTAATGGATACATATTGGGACGATGAAACTCAGGATGTTATAGATCGAGCTAAAAAACATGCGGACAAATATTATAGTTGGGATTATAGAGCACCTAAATGGATAGAGATGTTTGAATTAATGGATATTGAAGATGAACTCGAAGAACAATCAGAATGAAAAAAGGATTTACAGCTTCCAGTTTTGATTTACTGCATGCGGGTCATATTGTAATGTTAGAAGAAGCGAGAAAAAATTGTGATTATTTAATTGTTGGTCTTCACACTAGCCCTGCCCACAAAAAAGATTTAATACAGTCAGTCTTTGAACGATTCATACAATTAAAAGGATGTAGATATGTTGATGAAATTATTCCTTATGAATCAGAAAAAGATCTTAAAAATATATTAAAAACAATAGAAATTAATATTAGATTTTTAGGTGAAGATTATTCCCGTGACAATAAATTCATAACAGGATATAATACATGTATCTTAAAAAATATTGAACTCTATTATTGTAAGAGATTTCATCATTATTCATCAACTGAACTGAAGAAGAGAATTGTTAGTTTGTCAAACACCCTTACGGATTAGTTTTTTCGGGGGCGGAACCGATATTCCGGAATATTATATGACAGCTCCCGATGGCGGTCAAGTCATGAGCGCAGCTATCGATAAATCTACCTATGTTATATTAAATAGATTATATCGAGATCAATTTGTTTGTAATTATACTAAAAAAGAATCAGTCAGTTATGTTGAAGAAATCGAACATGAATATATTCGCGAAGTCCTCAGACATTTTAATGTAAAACCTGGCCTCGAAATTACAACATTAGCAGACATTCCTTCTGAGGGATCTGGTTTAGCTTCCTCTTCAAGTATTCTGGTTGGGTTAATAAATGCTATAAGTACTTGGATCGGGGCTCCAATGAATCAGGCCGATATAGCTCATCTAGCATGTCATATTGAGCTTGAAATCTTGGATAAGCCGATTGGGAAACAAGATCAATTTGCGGTTAGTTACGGCGGTTTTAACCACTTTCAGTTTTTTAAAGATGGCAGTGTAAAAATTGAAGAATTACAATATGATACAGAGTTTGAAAGAAAGTTTGTTCTGGTTAATACTGGCCAACATAGACAATCATCTTCAATTCTTACTTCTCAGAAAAAATCTATTGAAAAAAAATTAAAAAAATATAATAAAATATATGACATTTGTACCGAAGCTTTGGATTATTATGATCATAGACAGTACGATGATTTTGGTATACTCATGAATAAATCCATGCAAATTAAAAACACTCTAGCTAAAGGAATTACTAATGATGCAATTAATGCTATTATGCAAAATTCTGTTTCTTGGGCTACAGGATGTAAAATATGTGGAGCTGGTGGTGGTGGCTATATACTTTTCATGACAGATCATGCTAAAGAGATACATATGAAAAATAGAACTTTAGATACATTTGATGTTGGATTCGATAATCAGGGAACAAGAATAGTGTTTTATAATGAAAAATAAAAATATACATGTAAAATGGGCTGATAATACTTTATCAAATAATGTGTCAGAAATTAAAATAAATTCGGAAATAGAATTATTAAAGGATACATCCGGATGGAGATCTCATGTTACCTCTATAAGTAATTCTCTACATTTAGTTTCGGAAAGTCAACTTGATGAACTATTAAAGGGCATTTGGAACCTATATATAAATGAAAACCAATTTTTTATATGTGGAAATGGAGGAAGTGCTTGTAATTCTAATCATTTCGCACAAGATCTAACTAAAGGGACAATTGAAAATGGACTTTCAAGACCTAGGATTAAAGCTATATCTCTTTGCAACGATATCGGCTTCATTACTGCTACATCTAATGATGATTCTTATGATAATATTTTTAAGCATCAACTTGTAGCTTATGCTAATAGGGGTGATGGATTATTAGTTCTTAGTGGTAGTGGCAATAGTAAAAATCTCATAGAAGCTGTTGAATGGGCTCATTCAAATGGCATAGAAACATATGGCATTTTAGGATATGATGGAGGAATTTTGAAAGATAAACTCTCAAATTATATACATATTAATTTAAATCATATGGAAAAATGTGAAGGAATTATGTCTGTTATCTTACATTATATTATGTGTGAGCTAAAAGAATTATATAACATAACACTCGGAGAGTATGAAGGTAGTTAAATGGCTTTTTCGAAAAGAAGTATTAACGCAAAATATATGGGTGACGAGCCGGATCCAATTGATTGGGATAGTTTACCTCCTGATAAATTAAAATCTGAAATTCATGAAGCCTTTAGATGGTATTATAAATTTTTTGATTTTAAAGAGAGTATGAATTTTGTTCAAGAATATTATAAAAAAAATAAAGTAAAAAGTAAATCTCCTGGAAAACTTAAAATCGCCGATTTAATCGAGGTTGGAAATCATGTTGGTTATATTGCTCGAATGAAAATAAGAGGATTAAAGAGTTTACCAGAAGAATATGAAGAGCTTTTTATCCAAAAATTAAAAAAGATAGAAGAAATTGCCGAGCATCGTAAGGTAGTAGTAGAATCAAAAGATAAAGTAAAACCAGATATTCAAAAAAGAATTCGAGAAGCAGCAAAAAATTTAAAATATGACATAGAAGATATTGTTGAAGAACAACTTGAAGAAGATTTTAAAAAGAAATTTAATTTTAAACAATTTGTTAAACATAATAAAGTTTCAAGACCAGTTGCTAAACATTTAAAATCTGAAATTGTAGAAATGGCCGGTGAAATAAAATTAGCTAAAGAAGGTGATATAGATTTTAAAGAAGCATATAGTCATATGAGTGGCCCACAACAAAATAGATTAATTAAATTTTATGATATGATGATAGAAGAATGTGATGTTGTTATTACAACAAAAAAACAAAAAGTAACGAAAGCAGCGAAATATAAACAAAAAAAATAATATGATATTAATTGATTATAATCAGATGATAATTGCTAATTTTATGCAATTTCGAAAACAATTTGAGCCAGGTAAAGAAGATGCTGTAATGAGGCATATGGTTCTTAATAATATTAAAATGATTAAAAACAAATTTAGTACTAAGTACGGAAAAGAAATTGTTTTTTGTTGTGATAGTAGAAAAAATTGGCGCCGGGATGTTTTTCCACAATATAAAGCCAATAGAAAAAAAGCAAGAGAAGAAAATAAACAAAATGTAGATTGGCAGGCATTATTTAATATACTCGATGGCATTCGAGTTGAAATAGCAGAAAATATGCCTTATAGAGTAGTTGTTTTAGATGGATGTGAAGCAGATGATATTATTGGTGTTATTTGTAAATATTATTCTCATAGAGATTATAATATATTGATAGTTTCTTCAGATAAAGATTTTATTCAATTGCAACGATATCCTAATATTTTTCAATGGTCGCCTCGAACTAAAAAATTTATTAAAGAAAATGATCCGGCCGGACAATTGCGCGCTTTAATAGTAAAAGGAGATAGAAGCGATGGTATACCAAATATTCTTTCAAATGATGCTTGTTTGGTAGAGGGGTTAAGACAGAAGCCAATGTCGAAGAAGAAGATCATGGATTGGCTAAATATTTCACCAGAAAAACATTTCGAGGGAGAAATTTTAAGAAATTTCAAACGCAATGAAACTTTAATAGATCTCGGTTGTATCCCAGATAAAATCGAGATAAATATAAGAACACGATATGAGAGCGCGCAATATTTAGGTCGCGACAGAATGCTTAATTATTTTATTAAGCATCGACTCAAAGATATGACTGAATCGATACAGGAGTTTTAATTATGGCTATATCATTAATGCAATTATTGGAATTGGTAGACAAGGCAAAGAGTCAAAAGGAAAGAGGCGATCTACTTAAACAAAATCAAACGGATCATCTGGAAAATTTATTGTGGTATACATTTCATCCGGATGTAAAATTTTTGTTACCAGAGGGGAAGCCACCTTTTAATGCAGCGGCGGAAGATCCCGGTTCAACAATGCTTTACGGACAAATTCGTAAATTAAGATATTTTGTTGACGGCCCAGGAGGAGAGATTTTTTGTGTAGGAAATACTATAGATTCTACCAGAATGGAGACAATGTACATAACAATGTTAGAGAGTGTTACACCAAGAGAAGCTGAGATTCTTATAAATATAAAAAAGAAAGACCTTGGTATCCGCGGTTTAACTTATAAGCTCGTAAGTGAGACTTTTCCCCATCTTATACCACCTATGCAAACCAGCAATACATAAAATTTATTATAATAATTATGGAAGTGTGATTTTCTAACTTCTAATCAAGGATTATATGAAATTTATAATAGTTTTTGTTATGGCGGTAGTAGTAGTAATTACTTACCCAGTAAAAATAGTTATTCAGGAAGCAGATGCTCTAGCAGCGAAAATAAATTTACCTCGCGCAGAGCAGCAAATACTTCCTGAAATTGTTGAAAAGAAAAATTTAATGACCATGGGCCCACAACTAATGGATCCGACCACTCTAATATCTGTAGCACAAGATGAAATAGCTTGTCTAGCTTTAAATATATATTTTGAAGCAGCTGTAGAAAGTACGGCCGGAAAATTAGCTGTCGCTCATGTAACTCATAATAGAGTAAGTAGCCACTCTTGGCCTGATTCTTATTGTAAAGTAATTTATGAAGGAAAACACTACACAAGTGGTTTTCCTAAACGAGATCGATGCCAATTCAGTTGGTATTGTGACGGAAGACATGATAATCCATATCCAGGACCGACTTGGAGTAGGGTTCAGGATTTGGCAAGTTATTATTATGCAAATGCAGATGATTTAAGAGATATAACAGATGGAGCAACACATTACCATGCTGATTATATTGATAGCCCCAGATGGGCAACGTATAAGAAAAAAACAGTGCAAATAGATACGCATATATTTTATAGGTAAATTATGCCAACATATGATTATGAGTGTGTGGAATGTGATTTTGAATTTGAAGATATTCTTCCTATTGCAAGAAGGAATGAGCCTTTGGAAAGCCATTGTCCTGAATGCAATGGGGAGATAAAAATGAAAGTTGCAAGCCCGATGTTTGTTTATGATAACATTTCAGGTACAACTGCTAAAGGCCATCGAAAAAAACCCGATGAAGCTTTTACAGATCATCTGAAACAAATGAAAAGGAATTATCCGGGAAGTAAGATGAATGTTTGATCATGTAGAACTTGAATTTGAAGAATTAAAGTCAATCACCACAAGTGGTTCCAGAGTTTATGAAACCCCTGACGGAACCTTTCCATCCATTACAACAGTACTAGGTAGAAAAAAAGCTCAATTTTTTAAAGAATGGCGAGCTAGAATTGGTGAAGAAGAAGCCAATAAAATAACAACTCAAGCCACACGTCGCGGAACAAAAGTACATAAAGTTGTAGAAAATTATATTTTAAATCAAGAAGATTATTTTGGAGATTCTCTACCGCATGTTCGCGAGATGTTTAATACAATCAAGCCCCACCTAGATAAAAATCTCGATAATATTGCAGGCATTGAAATTCCATTATGGAGTAAACAATTAGGAGTCGCCGGCCGTTGCGACTGTGTTGCCGATTGGAAAGGCCAAAAAGCAATTTTAGATTGGAAGACTTCCGGAAAACTTAAAAAAAGAGAATGGGTTGAAGAATATTTCCTCCAGACAACAGCTTATTCAATAATGTTTGAAGAAAGAACTAAAATCCCAATAAATAATATTGTTATAGTAATAGCAGTTGAGAATGAAGAACCTCAAATTTTTGAAGAGAAATCTTTTGATTATTGGCGATTGCTTGAAACAACATTAAAAGAATGGATATAATGAAAATTTTAATTACTGGAGTTAAAGGATTTATAGGTCATCATTTATTTAATTTTTTAACTGAAGAGGGTCATGAAGTTTATGGTATTGATAATTGTTCGGGATTAGGTTGGGAGGATCGCGAAGTTCCTCATTCTCATTGTGATATTACCACAGATGATTTACCTCATGTTGATGCAAAAGTTGTAGTTCATTTAGCTGCGAGAGCCGGTGTTCGTAATAGTTGGGATCCAAAATATTTAAAAGAATATTATGAAGTAAATATTAAGGGAACAAAACGTATCTTTGATACTTATAAAAATTCTAAAATCTTATATGCATCGAGTTCTTCAGTTTCGGATATGAAAAGTCCTTACGCAATGACTAAAGGGGTCTGTGAAGTAATGGCACCAACTAATGCTATAGGAATGAGATTCTTTACAGTATGGGGATCGAATTCGCGACCTGATATGTTTTATAGACAATTACAAGAAGGAAATATTAATTATTTAACAACTCATACGAGAGATTGGTTATATGTAAAAGATTGTGTAAAAGCTATATATTTACTAATGACTGAAACTCCTGTATGGAAAAAATTTCCTAAAGTTTTTGATATTGGATATGGAACACCAAAATCTGTTTATGATTTTGCTAAAGAACATGCACCGGAAGATATTGATATTGATTCAATTGATTTTAAAAATGTAACCGGTGAGAGCGAAGAAACTTGTGCTGATCCTACTGAAATTAAAAAGTTTGGTTGGGAAGCAAGCTTTGCGAGTGATGATTTTAATGTAGAATAATGTTATGTAGTTATCCCTTTAAACAAATTACAATTAGAGATTGGGATGGAGACAAAATTAAATGGTTTCATCCTTGTTGTAATATGTCACGACCCGATTGGGAAGACCCAATGGAATGGGAAGAGACAGATCTTACCCCCGAAGAAGCTTTTAATTCAAAACAATTTAAAGAATTACGCGAAGCTTTATCTAATAATATAAAACATCCATTTTGTAAAACTTGTTGGGATATGGAAGATAGAGGTATCGAATCTTTCAGAATCCATAATGATGATACTATTCCCAGAGGAAAATTAGATGTAGTTGATTTCATTTTTTCTAATAAATGTAATCTGGCTTGTAGAATGTGTGATCCTCAAACGAGTCATAGATTAATGTTAGATTATGAATTCTTTAGCAAAGAAGGCATACTTCATGAAGTTGAAGAGTCTACATCTGGTAAATTTAGGGGGCGGATTACAATTCCCAAAACTTCCAATTCAAAACAATATAATTGGCTTTTAAATAATCCCTTAAAGGAACTTAGATTCAGTGGAGGGGAACCTTTTTTTGATACACAAGTTTTGAAACTTCTCGATAAATATATTGATAATGGATGGGCTAAAAATACTATTCTTGCGTATCATACTAATGGTACAATGTTTAACGATCGATTAATTAAAAAATTAAATAAATTTAAAAAGCAGCATCCTAAATTAAGTATAGATTCAGTTGAAGAAGGTTACGAATATATAAGATATCCTCAATCGTTTGATGAACTAGATAAGACCATAAGATTATTTTTAACAACTTCTACAAATTTAGGAAGAGTTAATGTGGCAGTTGTTGTTTCTGCTTTAAATATTTTAGATTTGCTTAATCATTGGCAATGGTGTTGCACCTTACCTAAAAAAGTTTATGTTTCATATTGTGAAGTATATCCAGATAATCGAGGTATAAGCCCGATTCATCTAAGCAGACAATTGTTAGAAAAAGTTCCTCGGATAGATTCGAAAAAGTTTAATCAAATACGCAATTCATATTTTAAAAGAAATGTGGAAAATAAAAAGAAAATGCTTAAAGAAATTACACTATTTGATTTTTCTCGAAATCAACAATTTCAAAATTATTTACATCCATATTTAACACAATGGTTAGAATCGTAGTAGTCGGTGGCGGTTCCGCAGGTTGGACAACTGCTAGTTATATAAAAAATTCTATTGATTGTGAGTTGACAGTTATTCACGAAGAGCAAAATAACCCGATTGGTGTTGGTGAAACAGTAACACCGACATTGCGTTTGATAGCCGAAAATGCAAATATTTCAGAAAATGTTTGGTTAAAAGATAGTGATGCTACATTTAAATATGGAATTAAATTTAATGATTGGAATTATTCAGGTAGCGTGTGGTATCATTTATTTGAAGATGCTTTCGAATTTTCAGAAACAAAAGTAGATTCTGTTGAGTATTGTATCAATAATTTAGATATGTCCACAAAATATTTTAATTTATTTCACGGTCCTCAACAATATTTGCTTGATAAAAATTTAACTCCTTATCCAAAAACAATTAGTGATCGACCAGGGCATGCATATCAAATATTAGCAGATAAATTTGGAGCGACATTACAGAAACATCTCAATGATTACACATTAATTACCAGTGGTGTAAAAGATGTTTGCATAAATGAAAATGGTATAGAATTTTTACGTTTAGAAAATGGCCAAACCGTATATGGTGATGTATTTTTTGATTGCTCTGGTTTTAATAGAGTTTTGATTTCAAAATTGTCTGATTATGAAAGTTATGATGACATGATTTGTAATAAATTTGTTGCTGGAAAAGTCAGAGGTGTTCCTAAACAACATAAAATTTATACGGAATTGACTGCAAAACCTGATGGATGGTTGTGGGATGTGAACACACGTAATAGAACTGCGGGTGGATTTATCTATTCAGATTATTTTACTACTGATGATGAGGCAAGAAAAATTTTAAAAGATGCTTGGAATGGCCAAATAGATTTTGTATTTGATTGCATAAAATATGAAAATGGATCTATGAAAAATGTTGCGGTCGATAATTGCATATCAAATGGGCTGGCACAGAGTTTTATAGAACCTATGGAAGCGACTTCATTGATGTTAACCTGTGTGACGGTAATTAATTTTGTAGACCAATATAAAAAGAAAAAGAAATGGACTTCAAAAGAATCTAAAGTTTTATCTAGGCATCTCAAAAGATTTCTCAAACATTCAAAAGAATTTGTAAAATATCATTATACATTGAGTGACAGAACTGATTCCGAATTTTGGAGATATTGGAATAATCAACAAAACATTGAAGAATATAATGATTATTTGAATATGTTTCTTTCTAAAAAGAGATATTGTAAAAAAGGAGAAACCATTTTTAATCATTTTAACCTTGCATCAATGTTAATTGGTTACGAAAAACCGTACTTAAACAAAACAAAAAATATGAAATATGTAGATTGGACAGAGCCTGATTACGATATAGATTATTCAAACAATATTACACATGATGATTTTTTGACTATGGTACATGTATGATAATAAACAAGATAGTCAACTTTTGGAAAAAAAACTTTGGGAATAAAGATTTTAAATTTCCTTGTACTTATAAACCAGGCAGAAATAGCAAAGCATTTGAAGATTCTATAGATGAGATATTACGAGAAAAGTATCCTGAGCAGTGGAAGAAGCGCGGAGGGAAATGAAGAAGATAGGCAACTTTTACATACAAGATGATGATTCATTTTTTGAATATATGCATTCAAGCGGTTTTCCTATGGATGGTAGTATTCATAGAGAAATACTTAAATCAGTACCTAAGGGTAATGCTATTGATGTAGGAGCTCATGTTGGTATTTGGAGTAGGCAATTAACTAAAAAGTTTGATGAAGTGTATGCTTGGGAACCTATAGAAAGTAATTGTGAATGTTTAAGACAAAATGTACCCGATGTAAAAATATTTCCATTTGCCGCAGCTTCTAAACAAAGCAAAAAATTTGCTAAGCCTGATCAAGAAGGTAATTATGGAGGTTATCAATTAAATGAAGAAGAAGGCGAAGAAGTAATAGTAAAAGTTATTGATGATTTCGATTTTAAAAATATTACTTTTATACAAATGCATATAAAAGGTATGGAATATGAAGCATTGTTAGGATTAGAAAGAACTATTGAAAAATATTTACCTACAATAGTATATCAAGCATATCCTCATCAATTAAAACAGTATGGACATAGTGAAGAAGATATTGAAGTATATTTAAATAGTTTTGGTTATAAGATAGAATCATTGCAAGAATTTAAGTCATGGGATATAACTTATAGAAGGACGAAGCTTTGTCTATGAACATAATAATTTTAGGCGGTGGAAGCGCCGGTTGGTTAGCTGCCGCATATTTATCCCAAACTAATAAAGTTGAAATAAAACTTCCTAAAAATTCCAAACCTATAGGTGTTGGAGAAAGTACATTACCTGGACTAGTTAAATTCTTTGATTATTGTGGAATATCTGAAGATGATGTAATTAATAAGTGTGACGGCGTAATTAAATATGGTATTAAACATCATGGTTGGCATAAAACTGATTGGATACACCCGTTTCCCAATAATATGCATGCTTATCATTTAGATGCGTTAAAAATGATTATTCTTCTAGAAGAAATAACGCGACCTAGATTATGTAAAGTGGATAATCCTGATCTAGTAATAGATTGTACTGGATTCAATAGTGATTTTTCTAAAAATAAACAATTTGGTTCTTATAAAACTCTGTCTAATAATATGGCCCTCTTCGCGCCTGGTGATTCTAATTGTCAATCTATAACAAACACTTTCGCTATGGATTATGGGTGGATGTGGAATGTAGATTTAAGATCAAGGAGTGGTAATGGGTATGTTTTTAATAATAATTTTATAAGTGTAAATGATGCCATTGAAGAATTTAAAAATAAAAATGTAGGTAATGTTAAAGCCGAAGACATTCGCGCCATTCCCTTTAATAATAGATATTGTTTAACTCCGTGGTTGGGGAATACCGTATCTGTGGGATTAAGTTGTGGATTTGCAGAACCTCTTGAAGCTACAGGACTTTTTCTAATAACATGGGCGATAGAAACTATTGAAAAATTAAAATATAAAAAAAATAAAGAGGAAATATTTAATCGTTCATATGTTAGATTGTGTCGGCATGTATATGATTTTTTAGAATTGTTTTACACTTCTTCTAAAAATGATCATACTGAATATTGGAGATCTTTAAAAAAATATCATACATTGAATAAACCCAAATATCAAATTAATTTTTTTAGGGAAAATTATTCTTATAAATTTTTAAATGATGCCGCGGCATGAAAAATATATATCTATTACAATTAACGGCTCCTTTAATAGACTCTTCAACTGGCACTGAAATGTCAAGTAATAAATCGGCATTTTTACCATATTCCGCCGGCCTTCTTTGGTCTTATTGTTTACAAAATAAAATAATATCCGATAATTTTATATTAAAAGATTTGGTGTTTAATATAGATAATTTAGATTATTATATTGATAATATGGGACAACCAGATATAGTTGCTACTAGTAATTATATGTGGAATTCTAATAAGCACCTTTATATATTAAAAAAAATAAAAAAAAAGTATCCTAATTGTTTGATTATTTGTGGCGGACCACATGTGCCTAATTCTAATGATAGCAAATGGTATAATTCGCATGACTATGTAGATATTGGTGTTGTGGGAGAAGGAGAAAAAGTCTTTGAACAAATTTTATTAGAATATTTTAATAAAAAAGATTTTTCTGAGATACCGGGTCTTATTTTTAGAAAAAATAATAAAATTTTTAAAACGAAGCCGGCTTCCAGAATTAAAGATATTAATACAATCCCTAGTCCATATTTGTCGGGTCTTTTTAATAATATTATATTAAAAAATCCTTCGGTTAATTTTCACGCTACCGTTGAGATGGATAGAGGTTGTCCATTTAAATGTACTTTTTGTGATTGGGGTAGTTTAACTGCACAAAAAATGATAAAATTTGATGAACCGCGATTATTTAAAGAATTCGAATGGGTTAGTCGTAATAAAATAAATTATCTTTGGTTCACAAATAGTAATTTGGGCATATTTAAAGAAAGAGATTATAATATAATAGATAAGGCAGTGGGATATCATGAAGCCACAGGCTATCCCAAAAAAATAGCACACTCAGGTTATGCAAAAACACCACCAAGTAAAAATTCTTCATTACAAATACAACAACGATTATTAGAGGGTATTGAGAATAATAATACTGTTCCTAGAGTAGCTTTACAATCTACCAATCCAGAAGTTTTATCTAATATTAAAAGAAAAAATATGAGCATTGTCAATGCAGATAAGATGGATTCTACAGAGAGAGAAGTTGAATTAATATACCCCTTACCAGGTACTACGTATGATGGGTGGGTTGATGAGTTATCCGCGTTAATGCCTGTTAAAAAATTAAAAATAAACGTATATCCTTGTTTGATTTTACCTAACGCGGAACTTAATGATAAATCTTATAGGGAACGTTTTAAAATAAAAACAAAAATTATCCCTTTTAATGTCGACATGGAAGAATGTGAAATAATTACTTCTTTGAAATCTATGTCTTATGAAGATGTTGTTAAAGGCTGGATGTTCGCATGGATTGTTATGAATTTTTGGTTTGGAGAACAACGAATATTAAAATACATATATTATGATTATTTAAAAGATGAAGTTACATTAAAAGATTTTTTTGTTAAATTTCAAGATTATTTAGAAAGTGATCCGATATTCATCACTTCCAAGTTTCAAGATATGCAAACAACAATCATAGGCGTATTATATAATCAAATAAAAAATAATATTCATAATACATATGATGACTATGATCATGTGGTTGATAATACACGTTCCATCAAGTATCTTCGACAAAATATTATTTTAGTTTTAAAGGACATTGAAAATTTTATATCCATATATTTTAATAAACATATACATAATTTAAGTGCGGGTTATGGTCGGCTGCATCCGAACCGGTTTGGAAGTAGTATAGTATGTGGGAATAGATTATTAAATGATGATGATTTACTGATAATATTGGAATTTTTAGTTGAATGTTCATATTCAAGATACAATAATAATGTGAGTTTAAAAAGTATCAAATATAATGAAGCCAAATGGGTGGGAACTTTTATAGGTTCAACTTTAATTTCTATGAGTGGGGTTAAATGGGAGGAAGAATTAAAAGGATACCGCTTATTATTCAGAGGCGCTTCTCTTCCTGGATATGTAAAAAAAGTATCGAGAGATATTACACAAAGTTCGTATCAATGGAGCCATATAAACATCCAAAAGGAAATTACCGGCGGTGTCGGTCCATATTATTTAACAAATAATGTAGATTCTAAAACTGGTGTCAGGAGTTATAAATTTTCAAACATTATGAAAAAGTTATCCCAAAAAGGTATCGTGGATTTGGTGGAATGTAAAATGTTTAATAATGTAAAACAAAATATTTGGAGATATAATTTATGAATATATCTATGTATAGTAGTGGTTCCACAGGAAAGCAAAAAAAAGTTACGCATGACATAAAAAAATTTTATCAAGCAGGACATTGGTTAGTTGAAAAATGGGGAATAGATGAACGAGATGTTATTATAAATCCTTTTCCGTCATGGACTATAGCATGTTGGGCATTTTGTATAATACCCGCAAAGATTACTCATTGCGACGTAGTAAATGTTAAATTTGAACCTTTGAAATTCTGGGATGTTGTAGAAGAAGTTAAACCAACAGTTCTTACATTGGCAGTTGGAACATGGCGAATTCTTGCTAAAAGAAGAAAACCAAATCTTGAATTTGTTAGAAATTTTTCTACAGGTTCTGCTCCAGTTACTGATGAAGATATTTTATTAATGAAATCAACAGGTGCTCAAAATGTTTGGAACATATATGGCTCTACAGAATGCATTCCGCCAGTAATGATTTCAAATGGTGCTGTTTTTAATTTTAAAGACTCTCCATATTATTTGGAACACGAAGATACATTATTTGTTGATGGTGTAAATACAGGTGATACATTTAACCTTGACACAGGAGAATTTTTGACTAGATCAACTCAGATAAAGAATGATACATGGAAGTCTTAACGGAAAAAGAATATTACACATATCATACCCAAAATTTAGTTCCCACAAAGTTAAAAATAGATAGTGAAATATTTGTAAAAGAAATATCCAAATTTAATTTTCTTCCGTGGGGAGATGTTCACCTAGAATTTCCAAGATCCGCGGTTCCTTTAATCAATGAAGATGGTATTTTTAAAAAAGATGACCCTGCGTGTTATCCATTAGATAGATGGAATTTTTTATTAGAATATCCACAATTTAAATATAAAGAATGGACAGATGATCATCTAATTAAATGGAAAGAATGGAATTCTCGGGAAATTGATATGGACAGCATTGTGAATGAAAAACATTTTAAAGTGCCAACCGATGCATTAAAGATTTCTAGCCTATCTGCATTAAGTGAATTATCGCCTTATATGTATAGAAGCTGCATACTCAAATGGGATTATTTGGGCCATTTTAAAAAACATATAGATACATGGCATCCAACACAATGGATTAAATTATGGGGCACTACTAATCCCGACGGCATGGTTATACGTTATGAAAAAGATGGTAAAATGGTAAGCGAATCGCATATAGAACAAGGCCGGCTCTATTTACATGATTCCATTAAACCTCACGAAGGGCTAGCCTTTGCTGATGATGTATACCAGTTTTTTATATCATTGAATCCTCGAGCACTGGATGTTTTATGGTAAAAAATCATAGATTGTAGTGAGCATTGGAAAAATGGAAATGTTTCAGAAATTAAAAATTTTGCAGATGAGTATGGATATCTTTTTTTCAAACAATGTTTAGATGTAGAAGAGAATTTAAATGTTAAACGCCAAATAGACGAAATTTTATTAAAATATAATTATATTACTGAAACTGGGGATTTTAATACAGATTTTCAAGATATGTTTTATGCGGGCGGAGTGGGCCCGGATGAATATTTTACTGATATTAATTATCTGGAAGATTTACATTCATATATGCATCAAAAAATGTTTTATGATGTAATGAAAATAATTACTGGCAAAGATTGCATACCTATACCCAGATTAGTTCAAAGGACAATTTTTCCTAATAATCCCAGATTGACAACATTACCACATCAAGATCATTGGTATGCTGGAATGTCAAATGATTTGTGGACGATATGGGTTCCTTTTGGAGACGTTCCTATAGAGCTTGGTACCATGAAAATAAATTCTCAATCTCATATTCTTGGAGAAATTCCTCCAGAACAAAGATATTTTCATGAAAAAAATCAGATGATTGCATTTCATCCAACTAACTTTGAAGAATGGGTTTCTGATAATTTTCAAACAGGAGATTTTTTAATGTTCAATGTCCTCACTCAACATGGAAACAATCATAATATATCATCTAAAGTTCGGAGTACCTTAGACGTTAGATACCAACCCATAGATGAGAGATTTTTTGATTTATTTTTTGATACACATTCTAAAGATTTGGAATGGAAAGATATATATTCAAATTTTAAAGATAAATCAAAATGTTTTTATTGGGATAGATATAATTTAAATATTGTTCCGGATGAATCGTTATCCAGCGCCGTTCATGATAATCATGCAACTATAAAAATAGATTTTAATGATACATTGCAATGAATAAAAATTTATACATGTGTCAAATAACCCCAGCTGACGAAACTATAGGGGGCATGTCAGAATGTGAGTGGGCCTTCTTGCCTTATACGGCAGGGGTATTGTGGGAATATGCTTACCGCAATGAATTGATTAAAAATAATTATATTCTTAAAGACACTATTGTGTTTAGGGATCCTTTAAATGATATATTAGATTCCTTAGATCATCCAGATGTGGTAGCATTTTGCTGTTATGTTTGGAATACAAGCTTTCAATGTATTATAGCAAAAAAAATTAAAGAACTATATCCTAATTGTCTTATTATTGTTGGCGGTCCTCATATACCAATTAAACAGGATAAGTGGTTTAAAGATCACCCATATATTGATATTGCTGTTGTAAATGAAGGCGAAGAAATTTTTGAAAATGTTTTATTAGAAGGAATTAATGATATTCCAGACTATTCTAAAATAAATGGGATCATATTAAATGATACTAATGATATTCTGAGAACTTCTTCCCATCCTAGAATGAAAGATCTTGATGTAATACCAAGTCCTTATCTCACTGGATTTTTTGAAAAATTAATGACAGATCATCCCAATGTAAAATTCCATGCTACATGGGAATCTAATAGAGGATGTCCCTTTAGATGTTCTTTTTGTGATTGGGGAGGATTAACTTATCAAAAAGTAAAAATATTTGATATAGATCGGTGTAAGGATGAAATTACATACATTGCGGATAAAAAAATGTTTGCAATGTGGATATCTGATGCAAATTTTGGTATATTTAAAAAAAGAGATATTGAACTCGTGCAACATTTGGTTGATGTTTACAAAAAAGAGGGCTATCCTGAATTTTTTCCAACCTTAGGGTATGCCAAGACGCCACCGAAAAAAAATGGAGTTGCGGAAATTCAGAAATTAATCAGAGAGGCATTACCCTTTGATAAAACACCATCGCCCAGAGTAGCTATACAAAGTTTTGATCATGATACATTAGCTAATATTAGGCGAGATAATTTAAGCATAGCTGATCTAGATCTAATAGTAGATAATCAAAAGCAAAATGATGTGCCTTTTGAAGTTGAACTTATAATTCCTTTACCGGGAATGACATATAATAGTTTTATTTCTGATTGGGAATATTTTTTACAAAATGATTCGTCTGATGGGATGATATATCCAGCCATGGTTCTTCCTAATTCCGAATTTGGTGCGCCGGAATATCAAAAAAAATATAAAATCAAAGTTAGAAATATGCCATATAATTATTTTGTAAGTAAGGAATTTTCCGAGAGGCGTATATATACCAGCTTAGACAAATATAAAAATGAACATTTAGAATATGCTGATATAATAGTAGAAACCGCTTCAATGTCAGAATCTGATGTTATTAAGTGTTGGATGTTTTATTGGATAATAGAATGTTTTTGGTATCATATTATTCTAAAAGACGTTGTAAGTTATATAAGCAAATGTATCAATGTTCCACTAGTTGAAGTTTTTAAAAAATTGCAAACATATATTATTAATTCTCATGGAATAATACATGAAAGATATTCAGAATTAGAATCTTTAATAAACAAGAGTTATTTTGCATATGATATGAAATCTTTAAAATTTCAAGATGTTAAATTTTTCAAGGAACATCATATGTTTTTTTTCCACGATGTCACAACATTTATTTCTGAAGCATATATAAATACTTTAAATGATGAACAGTTCGCCGAGGTGATTGAAATGATAAAATCTAAATCCGATTCGGATTTTTACTATCGAGATGTAACAAAAAATATCACGGAGCAATCCGGATTGGCGGAGAGGAATGAAATCTATGCATGACGTAGAAAAACGAATTCAACATAATGCTACGGACAGCGCTGTAATGCATGGTTTATATGAAACCGTTCATAATGATTGGTCTGGTGATATTAATGATTATGATATGTCTCCATATACAGATTCCAGTGAGGCATTTCATGATGGTGATTTTGACGAGATTAAAAAAAGGGCTAAGTTAGATGGTTACTTATATATAAAAGGAATAGTGGATGTAGAAAGAAACATATCTTTAAGGGATGATGTTTTGCGTATATGTAATGAACAAAATTTATTATTAAAAGATGATATTTTACGCGATGATGTAGATGTTAATTCCGGATCTGGGCCCCATGCATTTTGGGAAAAATGCGTTAAATTACAATCTTTTAATGAATATTTACATAAAGAACCTTCTGTACTTAAATTATTTTCTCATATGTATGGCGAAGAATTTGTTTTATTGCCTAGAGTACTTTTTAGATTTTTTAAAAATAATGGTGAATTTTCTAAATTACATCAGGATTTTTGGTATTCCGGAATTGCGCGAAATATGTGGACCGCGTGGGTCCCATTAGGCGATACTCCCATGGATAAGGGTGTTATAGTAACTGCGAAGGATAGTCATTTAAATTTGGGTTTTATTCCAAATGAAGATAGATTTTATGACCAATCCGATCAGATAACTTTTAAACTAAAAAAAGATGATCATGAATGGTTAACCAATGATTTTGAAAGCGGCGATGTATTCTTTTTTCATAATCTGACTACCCATTTTAGTACAACTAATACAACGAATCATATAAGACTTTCTGCTGATTTTAGATTTATACCATTATCTGATCCTTTAGCAGATTATTTTTTTATACCTCATATGACCGAGTATACGTGGGATGAAATATATGAAGATTGGGACAGTACAGATTATCAATGGTATTGGTCTCACTTAGAATCAAAGTTTGTATCGGCAGATAAAATAGACGACATAACAAACAATATTATGAGTCACACCACTCAATTTTAAATAATTATATGAAAACAAGTAAAATACCTGGATTAGGAAGCTTTGGCCTATTCATAGATAATCTACGTTATGAAGATATTACTCCCGAATTATGGAATGAGATCGCCACTTTATATTTGGACAATTTAGTAATTATAATACGCAATTGTGATTTTACTTTACCACAATTCGAAGAGCTAACCTTGAAATGGGGTGATGGCACTAGTACTTTTTTATTTAATATTACCAAAAAATATGGGTTCGCAGATGTTTTTCAATTTGCTGAAAATATGTCGAAATTAAACTTAACTGATGAAGAGAAGCAATGGTTTAGAGCAGTAGATAAGATTAAGGCTACTGATATAGATAAAGAAAAAGCTGCAGCAGTTAGAGTAACATCTAGAAGAGATTCTAATGGTGATTTTATGGGAATGTTTCCCGATGGAGACCTGCTTTGGCATGCTAATGAATCTGGCAATTTTTTATTCGCGCCTAGCGTATCTTTTTATGGATATGCAGATGTCATAGGATCCTCTACCGGGTTTTTGACTACGGCCGATTGGTATGAAGAACAGACAGAATCTTTTAGAAGTGAGCTCGATGATATGATTCTCATACATGATTTTACTAAAAATAGATTTACTCCCGAATTATCGGAAGATGAACAACAAGTAATAATTAAAAATAATATGTGCCCCGAAAGAAGTGAACTGCCCATGGTTATGCAGTCTCCCGGCGGAATAAAGGGTTTACATTATACTATTACCAGCACTGTTGCCGGAATTAAAGGCGCGACTGATTCTGAATTTAAAAAAATAACCGATAATATAAATAAAACATTATTAGTAGATAAATATATTTACGATCATTGGTATAAGTCCAGTGATTTAATTTTTCTTGATAATACTATTTCTCTACATAGGCGTCAAGGAGATTTATCTACTGGCAGATTAGGATATAGGATCCAACATAATTTAAGATATATTCAAAGAGTTGATAGTCTATATTTAAAAGAACCATGGAAATCACAATATATAAAAGAAATTAATGAGATGAACAATATTTTAGGATATACTGATGAAAGAATTCCAGCGTTCAATTCTTATTAATCAAAAGGGAATTAAATGATAAAAGATAACGGATGGTATAGACACGAAGACGATACAGCACTTAGAGACAAGCTAGCTGATGACTTTCCCATTGGAGATAATGATGCGTCTCTTAGTCTTCATCAGAAAATATTAGATGATTTAAATTTATCTAATAAAAGAACAGCAATAGATATTGGAGCATATACGGGGGCCTGGTCAACTGCATTGAGTAAAGATTTCAACATAGTGCAAGCATTTGAACCTTCTGCATCTAACATTGATTGTTTTCAGAAAAATACCGAAAGTCTATCCAATATAGAAATATACAAAGTTATTATTTCACACCGATTTAGTAAACAAATTACTCTGTCGGATGGTTGGGATTATAATGTGAACGTATTTTTGAAAGATGGTTCAATGGGAGGACAGTATAAAGGGGGCGAGTTAGGTCTCATAGAATTAACTGATGACGCTGACCATAGTTCTTCCAGATTTGTCAGAAATGATATAGCAGTAAATGCGGCTAAATATACTCTTCCGGATGATGCTACTCTTCCAATGAAAGAACTTGATGAATATGATTTCCCCGATGTTGATTTAATTAATTTACATACTAATGGTTGTGAATATCTTGCTATTATGGGAGCCATTAATACTATACAAACACACAGGCCCGCTATAATATACCAAGTATACGAAGATCAAATGGGTTATTATGGTCATGCATCAGATTCTGTTAATTTTGGTCCCGGTACAGATAAAGCAAATGAACCTTTCAATATAAATATTACTACGGTTAATGATTTTTTTGCTAGTCTAGGATATTCTATCACAACAGTTGATTCTTTTGTAAAATGGGGCATGACGTATAGGATAGCTGTTCCCGATTAATATGATTAAAAACTTCACATGTGAATTTCCATATAGCATGTTAAACATGACCATGGAAGGGGATTATCAAACTTGTTCTTGGTCTAAAGTATATCCAAAATATCATAATTCATCGCCGAATAATTTCTTTAATAGTTCTTTATTAAAAAATATTCGATCAGATATGGCTAATGGCATATTTTCTTCTGATATACAAGACATGTGCCAATTTTGTATAAAATTAGAAAACTCTAATGAAACGTCTCCTAGAATTCCTTTTATTAAGCCACCTAAGGAAGAATTAACTCATATTAATTTAAATCAAATTGGTAATCAATGCAACCTACGATGCGCTGGTTGTGGTCCTGAAAGGTCTTCCAGATATGGACCATTAATAGATAATTGGAATTATAATATTGATGAATTTAAAGATATTAAAAAAATTGGGTTTATAGGAGGCGAAGCATTATTAATGAAAAGTGTAAAAGACGCACTATTTAATCTTGATGCAGAATTTGTACTCATAACTAATGCCACCGTTTTTCCCAAATGGTTATATAAATTAACTAAGAAGAAAATTAAATTTATAGTTTCGATAGATGGTGTTGGGCAATTAGATGATTATATTCGTCAAGGTTCCAATTTTACTAAAAAACATTTAAATGTAAAAAAATATGCGGAATACTTTGATATAGATTTCTACTGTACCATGCAAATGATGAATTATAAGTATTTAAATGATATTAAAAATTATGTGTCTGGTGAATTTGGGAAAACATTAACTACAGTTAATAGATTGATGATACCTAGTATTTTAGATGCTATAAATTTACCTATTCCATATAAGCTTCAAAATAGTGAAAGCCACCAGTTAACAAAATCTTTTAAACATGCTGAACCAGATTTAGGCAAATTTAAATCAGCCATGAGTTTTTTAAAAGTGCGCGATGTTCAATATAATAAATCATTATTAGATTTTTTACCGGAATTTGAAGATGAATATAAGCGAGCTCTACCTTCTGAATATCTCTTAGAGGATATGGGTAAAATAACTGACAATGTCCCACCCATTATAATGTATAATATATGATATTTGGAACAGTTGAAAAGTGGGGCGATGATGGTCACGCTTTAAAAGGTAAAGGTACTGGAATTGAAGATGCTATAAAAGCCGGCTTTGATACTTTTGATACTGCTCCTGTATATTTAAATGAGAAAGAAGTTGGTAATGATCTTGAGGGTATCTTTCAAGTCCAGTCCAAATTAGATTATTTTAAATGGGGATATGAAAATGTTATTGAGGAGTTTGAAAAATCTAGTGAACATTTAAGTATAACAACATATTTAATACATTGGCCCGTTTTACCATTAAAAGAATTAAAAGAAACATGGAGAGCATTTGAACATCTTAAAAATGAAGGCCAAGTTGAAAAAATAGGTGTCTGTAATTTTACAATTAAACATCTTCAAAAATTATTAGATATATGTGAAATACCACCTGATATAAATCAATTTGAATTGAATATATTTTGTCAGAATGATGAATTAATTAATGAATGTAAACGTCATAACATTGAAGTACAGTCTTATTCTTCCATTTGTAGAGGTAAACCTCCGTCTTTGCCGGGTGAGACATCAATCTCATCAGGTGTTATGCTTGATTGGTTATTATCTAAAGGTGTTAATCCAATTGTTAGAAGCACTAAAATTAATCGATTACAAGAGATGATAAAACTCGAAAGCGGATTAACAGAAAGGTCTTTAGATCATTATAAAGAATATGATAGACAATTTCGTCGATGTCCAGACCCAAATACCATGGGGGATTGGTCATGAGATGTAGTGCGCCATGGGTGGCAATAAGACAAGATGAAAATGGAAGTGTAGTTCCTTGTTCAACATATTTTAATAGATTTAAGAATGTAAAAATTGGTGAAACTCATAAAAATCTTCAAGAATTTTTTGATGGTAAAGAATACTATAATTTTCGTATGCGAATGGTTACCAATGAAGATATTCCTGGATGTATAGAATGTAAAGTTGATGCTAAAAACGGTAATCCTAGTCATAGAGATTATTGGAATGAAAAATATCCTCACGTTGTAACTCCTTCTATAAGAGAATTAGAATTATGTTTAAGTAATAAATGTAATTTTCAATGCATCATGTGTTGCAGCCATTTTAGTCAAAATTGGTATGAGGATGATATAGCATTAAATAATATTGGAGTAGATAAAGTTGGACAAATATCTCCTCAAAAACATTTAACTTCTCCATATGATTTGTTCAATGTAAATCTAGAAAATTTAACATTATTAAGAATCCTTGGAGGAGAGCCACTAATAGAAGATAATTTTTTAAAAGTTTTTAAAGTTTTAGAAGATCAAAAAATTATTCAAAATGTTGAATTGTTTATTAACACAAATAATTCTGTTTTTCCAAATAAAAAATGGCAATATTATTTGCCCAAATTTAAAAAGATTTCTTTAGTATTAAGTATAGATTCTATTGGTAAATTAGGTGAATGGAATAGACGCGGTTTAAATATAAAAGATTTTAAAATTAATTCTGCAAAATGGATGAATTATACAACAAACATTTCTTATAATTCTGTAATTCATAATTTTTCTATTCTAGGTTTAAATGATTTAATCAATTGGATAGACCTTCCAATTCATTACGGTATGGAAGGCGAAAACCACGCATTAGATTTAATATTAAAACCTCATTATTTAAGTATTTTACATTTACCAGATATTACAAAAGAATTAATATCAAATAAATTAGATAAAAAATTAGACAAGGTTTCTGAATTCATGTTTAGTGAAAAAAATAATCCAGAATATACAAATCAATATATAAAATTTTATAAGTATTTTCAAAAATGGGGAATGCCGAAAGAATGTCAAACCATTTACGATAGTGTATGCGAAACATATTAGCAGTAGCAATGCCGGAGGAATATGATAATCCGGATATTTTATTAGGAATCGGCGAAAAAAAATGTAAAGAAAGTTTAAGAAATTATTTACAATCTTTATCGTTGACTCAACAGTTATTAACACGAATAGTAAATTATGGTTCTTGTGGAACATATGTTTCAGGTCTAAGAGGCTTACATCAAATTACTACATTTAAACATGGAAACAAAATTTTAGGTAACAATATAGGATTGACTCTCTTATCTCAAGGTAAGTATGTTACAAAAAAAGTTGTTTCTCAAAATGTTTCAAATCCAGATTTAGTAGATTGTGAAGCCTTTTTCTTAAAAGAAATATGTGATGAATTTCTCGTAGGTTTTGAATGTTACAAATATATTACCGATGAAGTAGGTAATAATAATATAAAAGATTTATTTAATAATTTAGAAATAGGTAAAAAACTTTTTAAAGAATTTTATGATAGATAAAATATTAGATAAAGGATATTGTAAAATAGATTATCAAATTGATATCCCTATTAAAGAATTTGATAATGTAGAATGGAATAACTTTCACGATAACTATTGGAAAATGGAAATGTATGATTGGACTCCATTTCTAGAAATGAAGGCTGAAAAATGGTGTAGTGAAATGTATAATTTAAATATGGATATTTTAGATGATCCTTTATATGAAAATACAAAAAACTTTAAAGCTTCGATATTAAAATATAATAAAGGTTATATTAGAGAGCATACAGATAGAGGAATGTTATCTTTTCTTTATAACATTTATCCTGGAATGTATCTTAAAATAAATGAACAATGGGAAGAGTTGGATTATGGATTGTTTATTTGGCTCGGCGATATGGGAGCAAAACAATTTAATAAGCCGGCAATGGAACATAAAGTTGAATGTAAGAATAATCGTTGGTCTCTTAACTATTTTTCGGCACCAAGTAATATTGATTATCCATGGATTATTCCGGAGAATAATGAATAGATATATTATACAAACAATAATAACGTGTTCTGATAAAGCATTTAAAAATAAATATGAATTTAAAAAATGGTTTGAAATATCGTTGGTGCCCCAAAACAAAGATCCTTTACGAATATATAATTTTAAACTTATGGAGCAATATGGTCATGAACACTTTTTCTTAACCTTTACCCCGCCTAATATCGGTATATTAACACACATATATCAAACACAAGAAGAATATTATAATAGTATAAAATTAAGAAATGATCAAAAAAGATTAATGCATAAATATAATATAAGTTATACCGTTTCAGATGTTATGGAACAGATTATTGATTAATAAAAATTTAATAAGGAAATAATTATGGCACATGGTTCATTTAATAAGATGCTGCGAGAAACGATTCATGAATCTCAAAAGTGTCAGAGGAATTGGGATTTAAGTAAAGACATTCCTCAAGAAGATAAAGATTTAATTGTTGAGGCCGCAACTAATTCTCCTTCAAAACAAAATCTTAACTATTTTAATCTTCACGTTATTGAAGATCGAGATATGATTGAAAAAATTCATTCACACACAGAAGGCTTTGGACCAATCTATAAAACCTATGATGCGAACAAATCTCCTCATGAAAGATCTAAAGACGGTCGAGCTCACTTTGAAGAAGGTGATGGAGAGGGCGATTGGTATACTAATCCTCAAGTTTTAGGACAAATGCTATTGGCATTTACTAAAAATGAACCTACTCAAGTAAGAGAAGAGGATGATGATTATGAAGAAGATCGTGCAATGGCGATTGGTATTTCAGCCGGCTACGTAAATGTTATAGCAACGCAGATGGGTTATTCCACTGGTTGTTGTAAGTGTATGGATTCTCAAGCTGTTAAAGATATTTTAGGAGAGAGCCCTGTATTGTTAATGGGTGTTGGTGTTGCAGATACAAAAAGAGATAGACGAGAACATCACAGCGATCCTACTTTTACATTTCCATCATTAAAGCGCAATAAGCAAATCAGTGTTAATTATGTTTAGAAAATGCCTCTTTGTGATTTACCATTTAAATCTGTTTTTTTTATAAATCGAAAAAAAGATTTTCCTCTTTTTATGCCCTGTGAGGCTATAACTAAAAATAATGAAAGCCATTGCCCTATTCAAAAAATACCAAACCCCCTTGAATGGCAATCCAATGATTCGGAATTAAATCCGGAACAAATAATTGATTCTTCAAATTATCGAACCCTGCAGGATAACCACCTAAAGGGCGTAAAAGATAAAAGGTGTAAATTTTGTTGGGACCGAGAAAAAACAGGACCACATAGTCCCAGATTAAATCCTGACAAAATTGATAAAGACACTCTCGGATTAATGGTACATTTTTTATTAGATAATAAATGTAATATGGCATGCCGAATGTGTTCCCCGATGGCTTCAAGCTTACTTCAAAAAGATTTTAATTATTTCAAACGCCATGAAAGCATTGATGATATCACTTCGGTAACTGATGGATTTTTTTCTTCTAGTGATATATTAAGCTCAGTAGAATTGCCCCAATGGGAGTGGGTGATCAATAATATACACAAAATTGGTGCATTAAAAGTAACTGGAGGAGAACCTCTTTTTAATAAACAATTTATTAATGCCATGATACCGCTAAAAAAAGATGGGTTAAATTTAAATGTAACAACGAATGGGTCTTTATTTACTAATAAAATTTGTGATATTCTTAACGACTTCAAGGGATTATATTTTACAATATCGATTGATTCAATAGGGAAAAATTTTGAATATGTGAGATATCCATATACTTTTAAAAAAGTAGAAAAATCAATTGCTAATTTTATTAAAAAATGTTATAATATAAGAGAAATTAAATATAATTGTGTAGTAAGTTCATTAAATATATTTTATATAGATGAATTGATAAACTGGAATAATGATTCATTTAATATTTATTTTACTGAAGTATATCCCAATCTCAGAGGTATAGGTATAAAAAGATTACCTATATTTTTATTAAAAAAATTATATAATAAAATTCTTAATGTAGAGTTTAGTGATCATATGTTATTAAATATGATTCAAGATGCTATTGATAATAATCAAGAAGATAAACAAAAGATGATTAAAGAAATAAAATTGTTTGATTCATCTCGTAATCAGAATTTCCGAGATTATCTTCACCCCAACTTAATATCCTGGTTAGACAGTTAATATGAAAATAGATAATGATCCGCCAACTCCATCTTCAACATTTTGTGCTTTACCATGGATGCATATTTCGACTCGACCATCGGGTCATATGAGAGTATGCTGTACTGCAAATGCTTCGGCGGTACAAGATAAAGATTCTACTAATAAAACTGTTTCGGAAGCCGGAGTTCTTAAAAGAGATGATGGTAAGCCAGCAAATTTAGCCACAACTAGATTATTAGATGCCTGGAATAATGAATATATGAAAGGTGTCAGAAGAATGATGTTGCGAGGTGAAAAACCATCATCTTGTTTAAAATGTTTTAAGGAAGAAGATGCTGGTCACAGAAGCAAAAGGCAATGGGAAACCGCGAAGTGGGTTAATGAACTTGGCCTCGACGAGATCATTGGCGAAACTGAAACAGACGGCGCTATACCACCTAAAATAAGGTACATTGATCTTCGCCTTGGTAATAAGTGCCAGCTCGCATGTGTTATGTGTAGCCCTCATGATAGTAGCAAATGGATAAAAGAATATAAAGAAATTTGGCCTACTCTAGAAAATAAAAGACTCAAGTCTAGTATGGAGTGGGAAAAGGAATCTGGAAAATTAGCATGGTCAGGTGGAAGTTATGCTTGGCATAAAAAAAATCCGGAATTTTGGGAAGACTTTTACGAACAAGTCCCTACATTAAGGCAGTTATATTGGGCTGGTGGAGAATCACTTATAATGAATGAACATTATGAAGTTCTTGAAAAAATTATTGAAATGGGTCATGCTAAAAATATTGAGCTGAGATATAATTCAAATGGTATAGAATGGCAATCTAATTTATTTGATCTTTGGAAAGAATTTAAAAATGTTATTATGCATTTTAGTATAGATGCATACGGAGAACAAAATTATTTTATTCGATATCCTGCAAAGTGGAAAAGAGTTGTAAACCAATTACATAAAATGGATGATTATCCTTATGATAATTTAAGACTTACAACTGCAACATGTATTACAGCACTAAATATTTTTTACTTACCCGAATTTATAACTTGGAAATTAGAAGAAGATTGGAAGATATTAAATAAATTTCCTGCGGGTGCCGGCATGATAGATTTGCATCTTGCATATTGGCCTCCGCAATTAAATTGTAAAGTATTACCTGATTGGTTTAAAAAGGAAACAACATTAAAATATAAAGATTTTGGAAAATGGTTAAAAGATAATTGGCGCAAATGTAATGGTGTTGAAAATTTAACATGGGATGAATGGAAAATACTTCCTTACGGAATAAAAAGATTAGAAGGCCTTACTTCTTTCATGAATTCGGAAGATTGGTCCGAAAGATTACCGGAAACAGTTGAATGGTGTTATAAAGTATCAGACAAAAGAGATTTAGATTTTAATAAAATTTTTCCAGATTTAGAATGGTTAGAATGGTATAATAAATTATGAAATTAACATATTTAAATAAAACTGTTGAAATTAAAATACCATCAACTACAAAACGATTAAAGCAACAAGTTTTAGAAGATTTTTTTGATTCATATAAAGATGCAGATAAAGAACCATATGAAAATGAAGAATTTTTATTTAAATTGGGTTCGTTTGAAGGTTCTACAGATATAGAAGAAATTCCTGTTAATGTTATAGGACAATGGATGTCTGGCGGGGCAGATAGTTCTTTATTGGCTTATCTATTATGTAAAAAAATACGTGATGAAAAATTAGATATTAAATTTCAACCTATATCTGTTCGCAGAGGCCGGGCGAACAATCCTATATATGCCGGAAACGTAATAGACTTTATAGAGGAAGATTTGGGTGTTGATTTCATTTTACCTCACGAGGTTTATTATCCTCCATTAGATGATGAATATATGAGAGAAATAAAAATATTTTGGGAAAGAGATGATTATAATTTTCGTCATCGTAAATTTGAAATATTATATTCAGGAATCACTTCAAATCCACCAGCGGATGATTCAACGATACCTAAGAACAAAGAACGTGTTAGGGATGACACTGGAGTTGATAAAATTGTTGAACAACGAAATGGATATAGACACTATATAAATCCATTTATAAATGTTAATAAAAAATGGGAAGCAGAAGCATATAAAGATAAAGAATTATTAGATTCTTTATTTCCATTAACATATAGTTGTGAAGGAAGTATCGAGGACACAAAACATCATACTCGACATTGTAAAAAGTGTTGGTGGTGTCAGGAACGATATTGGGCATTTGGTAGATATGTATAGTATAGAAGATAAATCAAATCGTTATCAGATAATATGGGATTTAGGACGCCGATGTTCGTTTGCTTGTACTTATTGTCCACCACATCGTAATAATAAAACTTCTCCATATATAAAATATGAAACTTTAAAAAAAACTATGGAAGGAATAGCAGAGTATGCACTGCTATATGATGCTTTTAGAAAAAAACCTGCCAAAAAGAAATTAAGTTTTACTGGAGGTGAACCCACTGTTCATCCAGATTTTTTTAAACTCTTAAAAGATATTAGATATGAATATCCAGATTTTAGTAGAGGTCTTACTACTAATGGGTGGTTTGGTGAAAAGGTTTTATCTCAAGTACATGCTTATACAACAGGTGGTACTATATCATATCATGGTGAAGCCACAAAGAAACAAAAAGAAACTTGTATATCAAATGCAATATCTTTAAGATCTAAGTATAAAGTTAATGTAATGTTTCATAAGGATTATTTTAAAGAATGTATAGATGTTTGTGAAAAGTTAGAAAAAAACGGAGTAGATTTTGTTCCCAGAATTATAGGTGATGAAGAAAATGATAAAATGGCTATTAAATTAGGATATGCCCATCGTTATAATCGAGAACAGATGAAATGGTTTCGAAATTATTGGAAACAGAAAGGACAAAATGTTACCGAAAAAGGAAACAGTCAAACCGGGCTTGGTCGACCTTGCTGCGGGGGTAGAAGCTTCAAAGCTGATGGTGTGGATACTTATTTCCTTCCTAGCACTAATTTTGTGGGTTGGAATTGTATGGTCAATTGGTATTTTCTTTTTATAAATTCTGAAGCTGATAGAGTTTGGACTCACCAAACATGCGGGGTTAATTTAGATGGAGAAGTTGCACCATTAGGTAAGATTTCAGAATTTGATAAAATCATTGATGGTTTAGAACATGAATTATATGTTCATAATCGTATACCGATGATTACGTGCCCTAAGACATTTTGCGGATGTGGAATGTGTGTAACAAAAACCAGTCAAAATATTGAACCTATGTTTACAAAGCATGTGGTTGATGATCTTACATATGAAATTGTTTCTCAAAAAGAAAGTAATTGGGAAACGGATTTAACAACAAAAAAAGTTTTTCAAGAACTCGATGCAATTTGATATAAACATTATAGAAATAGAATTATCTTCTCTTTGTAATGCAAAATGTTCCGGATGTATGAGAACTATTCTTGATGAACGTGGAGAATATTATTTAAAAGATAATTTAAATATTTCAGAGATTCAGGATTGGTTTGATAAAATAGATTTAACTAAAACCAAAATAAAAATGTGTGGGGTTTTAGGTGATCCTATAATAAATCCAGATTTAGTTGAAATTATATTTTATTTTCTTTTTGAAAAGAAAGTTCGAGATATTGAAATGTCTACAAATGGTGGAACCAGACATTTAGATTTTTGGAAACATCTTGGATTATTATCTAAAAATTCTGATAAAAGATTTTATGTTCATTGGGCTATTGACGGAGCTACTAGAAATGATTATCGTGAAAATGTTAGTTTGGAAAAGGTTTGGGAAAATGTAAATGTATATAATGAAGCAGGTGGCCATTCTATTTGGCAATATATTATTTTTGATTATAATGAACATGAAATTGATTTAGCAAGACAAATGGCTAAAGAGAAAGGAATGAAATTTGCTACTAGAAAAAGTTGGAGAAATAATTCTAAATTTGCTAAAATAAAATCGAGAGTGGCAAAGGAAATAGATTCTGAAACATATGAGGATGTTGAAAAAAGAGCTAGAGAAAAAAATTATGAAGAAGCCAGAATCGCTTGTCGTCATAAAATAAAAGGTGAAATATTTATTGGAGTAAATAGAAGATTATGGCCGTGTTGTCATTTGTATGATGAGCAAGTTGCTAATAAAACTAAAGATATAGAAAATTTATTTACTAATATAGGTCATAATTTTAATAATTTAAAAAAACATTCTATAGAAGAAATTTTAGAAAGCGAATGGTATAAAACAACATTAAAAGAAAGTTGGAATAATATGCACCCTCTTCATATCCCCAGATGTTATCTTACTTGCGGTGATGATGGAAAGCGAGCGGTTATAAAAAATGTGGAATAATAAAACAATTGAATGGATTGATGTAGAATTAACTAGCTTTTGTAATATAGCATGCCCCGGTTGTCTTAGGCAAGAAAAGAAAGAGCAAGTTGAATCTATTTTAAATAAAAATATTATTGATTTTGAAGATCTTAAAAGATGGATTACCTCTAAAGAATTTCCTAATCTTAAATTATTAAATTTTTGTGGTTCCGTAGATGAGCCCACCCTTCATCCAGATATATTAAAAATTGTAAGACATTTTAAATCTTTTACAGATGTTAATATTGCATCTAATGGGTCTACCAAAACAAAAGAATTTTGGAAGGAGTTGGGTGAACTAGGGACCTCAGTATTTTTTGGATTAGATGGAACAGATCAGGAATCATTAGTAAAATATCGAATCGGTTCTAATTTTAAAAAAGTGCAAGAAAATTGGAGAGCCTTTATAGGAGCAGGAGGCAATGCAACTTGGCAGTTTATTGTGTTTGACCATAACGAGCACTTATTTGATGATGCAGAAAGAATGTCGGAAGAGGAAGGGTTTAAAAGATTCAGAGCAATATTTTCTCATAGAGGAGGAAGTGGAGAGGTAAAAAAAGAAGTGGAAGAAGAAAAAGAAATTCAATGTAAATATGGTAATCAAAAAAGATTATTTATAAATCATACCGGAGCATTGCTACCTTGTTGTTATTTAAATTCCGAGGCTTTGGAAATAGCCGCTACCAGAAAAGGAAAAACTAAATTTGGAAAAATTTGGACTGGCTCCGGAGGAATTTTAGCAAACAATTTAAAATATAATACTATATCAGAAGTTATTGATGGTGAAATGTTTGATCTTATACAAAAATCTTGGTCGTGGCCCTCACCAGTAGAAAAATGTTGGGATACTTGTAAAGTTAAAAAAAGAGATATTTTTATAGATAAGGAGATATGATATGAAACAATGTTTTTATGCAATGGGTGGAATAAATTATAAAAACGGAACTGTTTCTTGTTGTCCAAGGCAGGCAGATCAATTAGTTTTCCAAAAAGATACTTTTTTACCTTCGGAAATTTATAATCATGAAAATTTTAAAGAGTTGAGAAGAAAACTTCACAATGATGAATGGCCTAAAGGGTGTGATACTTGCGAATCAATGGAAGCGGTTGGTGTCCCTTCTATGAGACAGGATTTTACTTTAGAAAAGAATGGCAGTTTTTATAAGGATCAGGGAAAACCTCCCAAAGACGCTAACATATATACTGTTCAATTTTATGAAAAATTTCATAAAGAACATTGTCCGGATGAACATCTTTTAATAAAATGTTATGATCCAAAAACTCATTATGTGAGAAATGAAGGGTTAAGGCATATAGAACTTAGATTTAGTAATGCTTGCAATTTCGCTTGTATACATTGTTCTAAAGTATTTTCTTCCGGGTGGTCAAAGAAGCTTCAAAATTTTATACCAGATGAAGAAACACACCTATACGATTTAAAACAACTATTAGGAACCGAGCATAGGCATGATGATAATGATGATTATGAAATGTCTCTGACTGTCCAGCAAGCTTTGCAAATAGTCGATGATTTGAATGAAAATTTTCCTTATCTGGAACATATTAATTTTGCAGGTGGAGAACTTTTATATCAAAAACAATTTCTTCCAGTATTAAAAAAGTTAGCTGATCACCCTAATGCTTCTAATATACATCTTAGTTTCCATTCTAATTTTAATTCTGATTTTGATGTTGTTAAATTATCTGAATTATTATTACCATTTAATACCTCTACCATTACAATATCGGTTGATGCCGGCAGGACATTTTATTCTTATTTTAGGAATGGTGGAACATGGGATCAATTAGAAAAAAATATTAAAAAATTTAGAGAATATAATGATTATACCTGGTTGGATATTACATGTACAACATCAATATATCAAATGCTGGACATTTATGATGTATTTGAATCTTTTATAAGTTTGCAAGCATCTGTGAATATATCCATAGTGCAGTCCCCAAAATATTTAGACCCTTCATTGATATTATTAGATTTTGAAAAAGAAACAATGAAAGATATAGAAAAAACAGAGGAACTAATTAAATCATATTTTGATAAACCTATAGACAGAGTTTCCGAAAAAACCGGACACATGTATTGGGTAAAGCATGAACAGACTCTGGAAAAACTACATCGCATAGTTAAATATATTAAAAGCTTTAAACCCCGATACCATGAATATAATAGATTTTTAATTTATAGAAAAAAATCCGATATGATATGGAATCAAAATTTCAATGACTATTTTCAAAATTATCAAATAGATGAACATAATGAATTGGTCCGCGTAAAATGAAACATTTTTGCATGGCGCCCTTTACTCATATACAATTGAATCCGTCTGGAGAAATAAATCCATGTTGCATTTTTGATAAAAGAATTTATCCAAAATATGATAGTCTATTTCAGGCATTTAATGGTCCTGAAAATATAGACCTTAGATCAAAAATGCTTAAAGATGAATGGATTGAGGGTTGCGAAAAATGTTACAGAGATGACGAAATAGGCAAACCTAGTTATCGCAAAAATTTCAATAGCAAATATGATAAAAAATATATTCAAAATCCAAAAATAAAGGAATTAGAATTTTCCGCTTCCAATTTATGTAATTTTAAATGCATGGGTTGTAATTCCAAATTCAGTTCGGCAATTGGTGGAAAATTACATAAAAATTCATTACCAGATTTAGATTTAAGTGAGTTAGAAGATTTAAAAATTCTTGGTGGTGAGCCATTTATGGATCCACTGTATTTAGAATTGTTTAATACTCTTAAAATTGAAAATATTAATTTAATGATTGTTACAAATAATTCTATTTTCCCAAATGAAAAATGGAGAGAATATCTTACCAGATTCAAGAGTTTGAATTATAATGTTAGTATTGACGGAATTGGTGATGTAGCGGAATTCGTTAGATATGGAACTAAATGGTCTCGATTTGAAAGAAATTTTGATAAACAATTAAAGTATTTTTTCGTAATACCTCATTACGTCTTTCATACCCTTAATAGCACAGACTTAACTGATACGATTAAGTGGATAGAATCAAAAGGGATAACCAATAATACTATATCATATGATTTTTTAGATGCACCAGAATGGTTAAACGCATCTTATTTACCTTCTAGCGTAAAAGATATTATAATAAATAATAATAATAATTTTTTACAGAAAGAAATAATAAATTTCTTAAAGACAAATGTATTCGATAAAAATTATTGCATTAAATTAATTAACTGGATGAATAAAAGGGATTATCTTCCAAATAAATGTGAAGAAATATATTACGAGGTCTCTAAATGCTTAAAGTTTTAACCGACCATGGTTTAAAATCTTGTGATGATCAAACTATTAAAAATAGAACTAATTTTAAAGGATGGCATTGTAAACAAACGAATTATATTATTGATGCTGCATGGTGGGAGGTAGGCACTGCGGTATGTAGGACACCTTATCCAGTTTCAATAGATGAATATACAGAACCTAAAACAATAGTATGTCCTAATGAAAATTGTTTTTGTGGTACTGATATAGCGATGCCAAAAGGTCGGACTGAAGATCATTTATTAATGATAGACAATATGAGACTAAAAGGAAAGTTGGAACCCCATGATAAAATTTACGCTGTTACGAGTGATGTTGGTGTTGCCGTTGATTATTATACTGATCGTAGGTGTAATTTCAGCTGCACTTATTGTGACCCTCGTAGCCATGATTATAAAGGCTCCTGGACTTCCTTGGAGAGAATGCAAGAAGCCTGGACCAAAGTTAATCCCTTAAATGTTAAAAAAATAACTATTTCAGGAGGAGAACCAACTCTTATTCCTCATTATATAGATTTTGTAAAATGGTTAAAAGAAAAAGTACCCGAAGCGACAATTTGGACTTTAACTAACGGCACCAAGCAAGTATCCTATTTAAAAGAATTAAATAAACTTTCATTAATAAATTTTTCAATACATCCAGAATTTA